AAATACAAAATGATGTGTGGATAAAAAATAGATGAAAATAAAGTAATTTATTTGTAAAAAACACACAAACGCAAGGAAGGATGTTATTCCAACAACAAAAAAAAGAACTGAAATAATGTTACTAACAGCAAATATAAAACAAAATTTTTTTCAAAAAAAAAACAATAAATAGTAACATGAATAAGATGATTAACAGCAACTCAAAAAAACGCAATGGTAGCAAAAAAATAATCATCTGTTATAATAAAAGGGAGAAAATACAAAATGATGTGTGGATAAAAAATAGATGAAAATAAAGTAATTTATTTGTAAAAAACACACAAACGCAAGGAAGGATGTTATTCCAACAACAAAAAAAAAGAACTGAATAAGATGACGTACAGCAATTAAAAGCATCAAATTTGTAAATTGAAAACGCTTGTCATCTGTTATATGCTCCTATGGACAAATTGGCTAAGTCGTCACCCTTTCACGGTGGAGATTATGAGTTCGAGCCTCATTGGGAGTACAATAAATCCGTTCATATAAAAATATTGGTTATGGAATCTTATTGTTTAATCAACTTGATAGTAGTAAATAACCAAATGGAGAAATTGACGTATACATGCTTAGTGATTTTTGCAATGCATTGATAAAGTATCCATAAAAAATTCACTCGTAGCTCAGTGGTAGAGCAACTGGCTGTTAACCAGTAGGTCGATGGTTCGAACCCATCTGAGTGAGCAAAATTTGTTTTATGAATTAAAACATATTGAACCAGTAGCTCAGCTGGTTAGAGCATCGCACTTTTAATGCGGAGGTCGTGGGTTCGAATCCCACTTGGTTCACATTTATAATTTGGTAGTGTAGTCACACCAATCTTCTAAATTGGTACGTGTAATTGGAACTGAAAATGTGGGTTCGATTCCCACGACTATCTTAAATCAATAATATTGCGGATTGTCAGTAGTTGGTAACTAGATTGCATCATAAGCTATTGCGAAAGTCTCACGAGTTCGAGTCCTGTATCCGCTACAATAAAAAAATTATGGGAAATTAGTTCAGCGGTTCAGAATATATGGTTTACATCCATATGACAATGGTTCGATTCCATTATTTCCCACATTAAAACGTTCTAAAAACATAATAATATGGTATTAATAAACAAAAACAAAAAAACAGTTACAGAAATAATATTTGAAAAAAAATCTACTAATATATTTGTAGAAGGTGAATTTAAACAAAGAGATATTATAAAATGTTATCTTAATGTGACTAAGAATACAGATGCTGACACACAATGTGATAATAATTATATATTGATTAGCTTTGATAATTATAGTATGCCACTTGAACAGTCTACACAAAAAGAAAGTTCAATTGGAATTGCAATATTAAATCCGATTGATAAACACAGCGATAGAGTCGGAATGACGCTTGCATTGACAAAAGCAATGAAATCTAGTTCATTGGATAAACAAACACGTACTGAGATATGGAAACGATTCAATGGTATGTTTTAATATAGGCGGTATCTTATTTTAATTGATAATTGACACTGTAGTTCAATGGTCAGAACAGTACGCTACGAACGTTCAGATATGGGTTCGAATCTCGTCAGAGTCTTTAAACAAAAAAAATCTTATTAAATAAATAATAAGATTTTTTTTGTTTTGTTATATTATAACTAGCCAAAACAATATATTTAGATGTTGTTTTGGCTAGTTATAGCTTCGTACATAATGAACTGATTACAAACTACCATTTAAAATTATAGTTGTTTAGAATTGATATTTAGTACTCTTATTGAATAATTAATATGCATATTTCAATAAGTATTCATTCATTTTGGTTAATGATGTAAATGTCATATAATCAGCATCTGTGAATTTAGTTGTATTTTGTATATTTTGTGCAAATAAAGAAATTGATTCATTGTGTTTTTTATCCCATATTGCTATTACTTTAAATCCATTCTTGCGACTAAATACAAATCCATAGTTTGTTATTTGTGATTCATTTAGATATTTAGTAATTGTTTCACTAATTATCCCAGTTAATTGTTTTTTTGTTAGTTTCATAATTATTGATTATTGATTATTGATTATTTTAATAAAATAATCACATTTAATTATTTTATTTGTATTTGGTGATTTTTCGATACTATATTGAAATTTTTCTCTCGGAATATTTAATATATTTGTATATTTTTCTTTGTTGTATGTTTTACATATTTTCCTTAATGGGCAATCATGATTAATACATATTTTTTCTGTCTTCATGTTATTGATTATTTATATTTTTTACCATATAATTTATAATGCTCATCATCTAATTTATCAAGATTGTTTACCCAAATAGTCTTTAATTTTTTAAAATAATTAACTATATGTTTAAATATTTGGTCTGGATTTCCTTTTTTCTTTCTAATACCTGTTTTCATTGATGAATATGCTGAAAATCCATCTGTCGCTTTAATTGTAATACGTCCACCAATTGATACGTCAAATGATAATACTTGTGGAAGTAAATCAGTTTCTGTCAAAGAACCATTTTCAGATATATCTTCAAAAAATATACTTAATTTATGTACAACAGGGTCATTACGAAGAATACCATTTTGCCATTCGGATTTATCCTTACCAATCCCAAATACAATAACTATAGATGGCATTAATCCCTTGTGTAAACGAACAGATGCAAGCGATTTAGGAAATATTTTTTGTATTTCTTTTTCTAATTTATTGATATATTCTTTGATTGTGATACCTGCACTAGATTCATTCAAATATTTTTGAATTGATTCATTGATTATTTCTGTTAATTGTTTTTTTGTTAGTTTCATAATTATTGATTATTGATTATTGATTATTTTAATAAAATAATCACATTTAATTATTTTATTTGTATTTTGTTATATATCCATAATAAATTGAAATTGTTTCAAATAATTCTGTCAATTTAGTATTATAATTTTTACCTAACACAACTGACATACCAATTTCAGATAATATTTCATCAACTCGATTTTTTAAATATTTAGCAGTACTATCTGTTATATGTTTACCATCTAATATATTTGTATTCCATTCGCTTGTTGTTAATTTCGATTTAACAAGTTCATATGTTTTTTTATTTAGAAATGATAATTGTTTAATTTCGTGTATTATATTAGATGAGATTTGTTCAATGAGTGTCATGTTATTTTGTTTGCTTTTCAATTTGAAAGAAAAGACCACAATATAAATATCATAGTCTTTTTATTATATTATATAGTTTCTAAATCAAAATCAGACCCAACTATTGACCATGTAATGTCAATTATTTCAGCGGTTTTAGTAGGTTTAATTGCAATTTTTCCTTTAAGCATATTCCTATCAATTACATCTGCCGTATTATTTGTTTCATCCATTATAATTTTATACGCATATAATCCACCTTTTTGTTGAACTCTATCCAAATAAGGACTTAATATATTGATTATTTTATTTCGGGTAACTTGTGTATTTCCTTCAAATACACTATATTTAACTTTTGAATTAGTGTATTTCTTTAAGTTAATTAATAATCTTCTAACATTAACTCTATCAAGTGCACTTGATTTTTGTTGTAATGTTTTTTGTCCCCACACTGTGATTCCTTCTTTAAATGTTGCAATTGGATTAATGTTTGCTTCGTATAATTCATCACGTTCATTAATATCTAATTCGATTGCTACATCTAAAACATTATCAAGTACACCACGATTTAGTCCTGCTGGTGCATTCCATTGATAACCTATTTTATCATTAAATGCAATTGCTTGTGGAACAAATACTGAAGTTGGCATCCATCGATATGAATTAGTATCACTGTCAAATAGTTTTCCCCACGGAAAATAAGTAGAAGCAAAATTGGTATCTAATGTTGAAGTTGCATTTGTTGCTGTTGCAACTGAATCGTCTTTCGCAGAAATGTCAGTTAAATATATAACGTCTCCTCTAAGTTCACATAAGTTAATACCACTTGTAATTACAGCTGGATGTAATCTATAATTTATACCTGGTGTTGTTAAAATATTAAAATCATATACATCGACATTTGATAGTATTAAAAATGCTTTTTTGTATAATGCTGTTCCAGTTGCATTTGCGTCACCACAATCGAATCCAAATACATTTGAACTTGTAATTTCACCATCAATTGCTTTATATTTAGCAGGGTCATCACCATCAAATCCATTTTGGAATGGTATTGAAAATTTACGTGCTGACAATAAAGAACTATCACCAACATTTGCACCTGCATCTTGTGATGCATCATTATGTATAATACAATTATCTAAATTAAATAATGTATTGATATTATTAACTAAACTTGTTCCATTTGATGTGGCTATTTGCATTAAATATTGGATATTATCCGCTGAATCGAAATTATAACCATGATATACTTTAGTATTATATACTCCTGAAATATCTTGTAATGTTATTAATTTAGTAATTGGAAATGAATTCTCGATTGTACTGTCAATTACTGGCACTTGTAATTTCTCAAATCCAAATGGAACTAATTCGGGTGATGTTGTTCCATTATTAACATCGGCATTGATTTCAACATAAATATAATTACTTAAATTAGCATAATTACCATGTTTGATGATTTTATTTCCAACTATAGTTTTATAACTATCACCAATAACACGTGCAATATAATTAGTATCAGTTGGATTTAATGTTACATTATTAAAGCGTTCAAGTACAACAGGACGTACATCAGTATCATCAAATTCTCGTACTAATACTGTAAATGTTCCATAATCACTATTTGGTACTTCTGATGCGTATTTAATATTTTCAAGTGAAATTTTCACTTTTTTATTCATGTTATTTCCTTGTGAAAATGTATTAAATTTGAATAACTTATTATATGAATCATTTGAATCGGTAAATTGTGATATAATCCACGGTGTAGAAGCACGTGTGTAAGGAACACTATCAAAATCTAAATCAAATGATGTATCTTCTAATGTATATGTATATCCTTCAGATGTAATATACGTTATTAATTCACTAATTTTCTCATCAAATATATTATATAAATATACCAATTTACTTGTTTGTGGTGATGTTGAAAATACTTTTGATATGTAATTTGATGCAGTTGAAACTAATGAGAAAGTATATGATTCAGTTAAACTTGCATATGCACCATCAGTAACTTCAATATTTGCAGTATATTCGTGTCCTGATATATGTGTTATTGTAATATTTATCTGAGCATCGTCTCCAATTATTTTAGTTGAACCTTCTGCTCTGTGTAATAATGCAATTATACTTTGTGTAGCATCTTCTACAACTTCAAATGCTATTGCAATAGTACTATCATGTGTATAACCATTTTCACTCATTAAACGAACTACAGTTGTAATATTTCCATATTTTAGGAAATTATATACCGTTTGTGGTACATAATTATATTTATTACTATATCCGTATTTTGTATTAAATTCTGTTACACTAGTAATATCAGTTGGAATGAATGCCTCACCCATTTCAGTTGTTCCGATAATAACTAATTCACCTGCTTGTGATGTTTGTGGTAGATATGAAATATCTTGTTCTGTTTGGTATACATTTGGACTTATCATTTCTGTTATCATTGTTTATATTTTTTATTGTTTCTTTTATATAAATATAAAAAAATTATTTCAAATTTTTAAAATTTATTATTGTTTGATTTTTAATGTTTTTTATTGTGGAAAATGTTATTTTTCCATTTATTTTATATAATAATTCACGTATAATTGTTAATCCAAGTCCATATATTGATTTTTTGTAATTACGTCTAATGTGTCTTTTGATATTTCGTGCTTCAGGACAATTATTTTCAAATATAATATTATGTCCATTGCTATTTTTATAATATATTTTGATATATTCAAGTGTTTTGTTATGATGTTGTATATTAGTTAATATATTTTGTATAATACGTATTAATATATATGTATCGGTATATATGAATTTATCTTTTAAGGAATCATCCAATATTATATCAATATCTTTTAAATTGTAATGAATTAAATTTGTTGTCATATTAATGACATCATATAATTCTATTTTAGTATTTTCCATTCGTGAATGATTTAAAAATACTCGTAAATTACTATTAATAATTTCGTTGAAATATTCTAGTAACGTTGTTATTTTTTTTGAATATTCTTGTATGGAGTTGTCATTATTATTTTTTAATTTATTCGAGAGTAAAAATATCAATCCATTTAGTGTTTTAATCGGTGATTTGAAATCGTGTACTATACTTTTTATATTGTATAATATCATTTTATTCATTTTATCTTTATATTCTACTTTTGAACGGTGTATTATGTTATGAAATAATAATATAATTGTTATAAATGATAATATTAAAAAAATAACTACAAATACATCTGTTTTACATAAAACTATATTGAAATCATAAAAATATTTGATGTATATTATGTTATTAATGATTATAATCATGGTAATTATAATCATGTTTAATATACGTGATTTATATTTATTTACTATCATATTATTGTATTTTATATAAATAGTGAAATAAAATTACTTTATTTATATAAAATATAAAATTATGTTAACAAAATTGAAGTCTGAATCTGTCAAGGCATTGAAATCAAAAAATGTTGCAAAACGATTGGTTTTGAAAAATTTAATCAACTTAGTAGAAACAACACAAAAAGAAAAATTAAATGTGTTAAGTGACAATGAAATAATTGATATATTGGATAGATACTGTCAAAAGAGAATTGACCAATCGTTGTTATATAAACAACAAAACCGACCAGAGTTATATAATAGTGAGATGTATGAAATTAAAATAATTAAACAATTTTTACCAACTAAAATGTCAGATGTTGAGTTGGAAGATATTGTGAAAACAATAATTCAAAAAAATGGTTATAATAATAAACGAAATATAAAAGATATAATGGTATATCTAACACAAAAATATAATGGACAGTATGATAAAAAAATAGTTGGTAAATTATGTAACACTTTATTATCGTAATGAAAAATAAATTGGGTCAAATTTTCACTCCAAACTACATTGTTATTAAAATACTTGATGATGTTGTGTTTAATAATGACAACATCCTACAAAAGAAGATATTAGAACCGTCATGTGGTGATGGGCGATTTTTAACTGAAGATGTTTTTGTTATGAAAACAAACAAGATAGCATCAATACAATTGACTTTAATGATTTTAGTCATATTGATTTTTGTGATTATTTAGAAACCGAATTCGATTTTGTGAGACTACCTTATAAAGAAAAAAAAGTTTATAAAAACACGTTTTTGACTGCAAAAGAATGTGAGCGACATTTAAAAGCTAATTCACATCATTATACAGAAAAATCAGTGTCTTATGGCTCGTGTACGTGGAGAAATTCCAATATCGAAATCATTCACGAATTATTAAAATCGATTGCGGAGTAGTTGTCAAAATATTAATTTTAAAGTTATTTAACATTTTTTAACATTTTTTATTTTTATATTAAAGTTATATAAATTATATTTGCACTATAAATCTTTAAAATAATTACCATGACAAACGAAAAGAGAGCAATAAATTTTTTAAAAAGGTGTATTGAAAACACCAAGTTTGAAAACAAAGTGTTTATTGCAGGTGGGTTTGTCCGTGATGAAATCATGGGTTTAACACCCAAAGACATCGATTTGGTAATTAATATGCCAAATGGAGGCATAGAATTTACTAACTTCATGTGTAAAAATCATGTAGATTTTACACCTGTTGTTTTTGAAACATTCGGCACAGCAATGTTCAAATTAAAAGGGGTCATTGTAGATGGATTCGATTTAAGTGAAATTGACATTGAATGTGTCATGACACGCAAGGAAGAATATGAATCAAACAGCAGAAACCCAATCACATCATATGGGTCACTTAAAGATGACGTTCTTAGACGTGATTTTACGGTAAATTCGCTGTTAAAAAACGTATCTAATGGTAACGTATTAGATTTAACAGGGCATGGTGTAGATGACATAAAAAAGGGGATTATTCGTACATCACTAGAACCAGATACTATTTTCAATGATGACCCTTTACGAATGCTACGTGCAATTCGTTTCACTGTTAAGTACAATTGGGAACTTCCTGATTATATGGTAGATGCTATTACTGAAAATAGTTACAGACTATCAATTATTTCGATGGAACGAATCCAATCGGAATTCAATAAGATGATGATAAGTCCTAATCCAGTTAAAGCAATTGAATTATTACGTGTAACAGGATTATTGAAACATTTCATTCCTGAACTGTTAAACTTAGTTGGATTAGAACAAAATAAACATCATAAAGATGATGCGTATCGACACACACTGTCAGTAGTATCATTAACATCAAATGACTTAATTACTAGATTATCTAGTTTATTACATGATATTGGTAAATATGATACTGCTACTAATGATAATGGTGTTATTCATTTTATCAATCATGAGAACGTAGGAGTGAATATTGCAACAACTATTTTAAAACGATTGAAATATTCAACTGTGGAAATCAATAATATAACTAATTTAATCAAAAATCACATGGGCTTAAAAATTGCTGGTGATGATGGAAATGGTATTACGGATAAATCACTTAGAAAGTTCCGTAACAAGATTATTGATATGGATAAAATGTTAAATTTAATTCATGCAGACAACATGTCACATAGTGATGATTCATGTATGCCAAATCAAGTTAAAGCAGTTAAACTTCGTTTGGAGAATTTAAGCGATGTTACATCAAACGAACAACATATTAAATTACCTTTAAATGGTAATGATGTAATGTCATTATTTAATGTAAAAGGTGCGAAAATCGGAACATATTTGCGAGCATTGGAAGATGCTTATTTTGAAAATCCAAATCTGACTTATGATGAAAGTGTAGATTATTTAAAAAATATGTCATCAAAACAACTTTCAATTTTTGAAAAATAATTAATAAATAAATTATGGGAAACCTAAAAACAAACCAACTAGAAAATATTAATATGGAAGTTTCAGTTTTAACTGCTATAAATAATATAAAGTTTTGGATATTGGAGCGAACGGATTTTGCAAACGACACATATCAAATATTGAGAACCGATGATTTCATTAATAATGTGGATTTGGAGCACAACCTTACAAAACTCCAGCAGATGATGTATTCTGCTTTTTGGCTTGAAATTGAGTTTAGAATTACCGCTGATAAGATATGGTGTTCTCTGAAATGTAAATTTGAGTTGAAAAATGGCGGAAGTAATGGTATCCAATTACAACGCTTTTCAATAGCGGTAAAATAATCAAGCATATGAAACATATAGACAAAAATAAATGGGAAATGATGGATTTGGAAGTATTACCTGATGATGTGTTTCCTGAAATGAAATTATTGATGGAAATATTCAAAGAAGATATTCCATCTGAGATTGATGATTTTATCGGTGATGATAATAAAGTTATTTCGCAAACTAGTTCCTAAAATATATCAAAATACAATTAGAGACATGAATAAAATATATTTATTTGGAAACGGAAATGTGAGTTTTGAATTTTCTACTTACACTAAAAATTTCAAAATAAATAGCATAAAGTTTGCATATTTAAAATAAAGTTCGTATATTGCAAGTAATTAACAATCATTTAATCTAAAAATTATGACTTTATCAGATATTGAAATTAAAAGCTTACGAACAATAATAAGCTCAGTTTCTAAATATTGCGTTCGCTTAGGCGAAGATGCAATGCCTGACGATTTAGTTAAAAAAACATTTTCAGAATTAGAAAAAAGAAAATGGTTTAATCTTTTGGATGTAAATAAAATGCAAGCTATTAAGGATATAGTGGTTTTCCAATCATATAAAAACCATTTTCCATCAACAGAATTATGTGATTTATTTCTGTTGAATGAGTCTGATGTTTTACGCTTAAAAAAAATTTATGATAACAATAAATAAAAGAATCAATGCACTTGTATAATATTAATATAACAATGCTTGCAAGTGCGTTTGAAATTGAATAGGGGACTATATCAAGTCATTTATCTGGTAGGTATAGTTCTCGTCTATTTAAAATTTCTTGTTATTATTATTTTAAAACTTTACGATTAAGAAAATTGTATAGTTCAAATGGTGAAACATAACGTCTAACTTATTGGTTTTCATTTGCTTTTTTCAGCACAATGTAAATCAATGGTAAACCGTTAAAAGTCAAGATAAAAGTTGCTATTTACACAACGAAAAAAAGTAAATGAAAACCAATAAAATGTTAAAGTTTTTTAATATTTTCATTTACAAGTAAATAATCTAATAAATATATTAATTATGAAATTTAAAATAAATGATTTAGTATCCGATATTAATTTTCCAAAAATAAAAGGAAAGGTAACTGCAATTTTCAAAGACCACGAAGAATATTGCTCTACTGATATTGGCATGTATAAGAAGAGTAAAGATTATTTGAAAATAATAGAGAAACCGTATTCTGAAAAAGAATTAACGGAAATTTTCTATTTTATTAATTGGGGCAAAGAAAATGGACAATCATTACATTGTGAAAGTCGTTTAGTTTTGCGAAAAACACAAGGTAGAACAATTGGGATTAACATTGATGATGATTATAAAGATGACTATCCTGATGACGAAATTCAAATAACAACTGCAAGAATAGCACGTCTAATTAAAGGTTACAATCCTAATAAAATTGGTGATTTTGGTAAAACTAAAATATTAAAAGATGCTATTAAAGTTTTAAGTCAGAATTTTAGTTGTGTTATTATTGATGATTATATCCAAATTACAGATATTTCGCATAAAAAAAGAGAGATGTTTTTAAAGCAAATCTCAAAAGAAATAATACCAACTATAAATGGATTAGTATTAGAATTTATATCCGAAAGTTAGTCGCTGGTTTTTATTAACCTTAACAAAACGCTTGGTGTATCTTTTATATAATAATTAAATTATAAGATGTTAAAAATGTATGTAATATTTATAATGGAAGTATTAATTTGTTGTCTTATTGTTATTATAAACTATTTATTTAAAACAATAGTATATGTTAAATATCAATACAAATTTAGAAGCATTTTTCACAGTATCAGATAAAAATACACAAAGCCCTAATATAATTACTAATAATATATTAAAACAAAACATTCCAACTGAGATTGATTCTAGTAATTATTCACATTATAATAATATTGATTTTATATATGGTGGTAGAGATTATATGAAGCATGCATTAGATGACACGAAACGAATTACTGATTTTTTATCCAGCCCAAAAGGTAATCTATGGATATTAAAACAAGAAGGGTTACATTTAATGAACCCAAAACGAGGTTATGATGGAATAGACCCAATTAACATATTCAACCCAATTAAATTTTCAATGAATATACCACAAGGAGGATTTCATATCGATAATTATGGGTCAATGCACCATGAAGTAGAATATGAAAAATTCTATAACAAACTAAATACAACTGAGACATATAAGACAGGAAACCGACTTATTAAAATGTTAAATAATTTTGGTTTAACAAATGACGAAAACACACTACAATCATCATCATTTGAAAGGATTCTTAGTTTATTAACAGATGATATGCAAAATAGTAAGTTAATAAAAACATTGAAAAATATAAATGAACGATTCGAAGAAACTATTAACACCGAATTAACAGGTGTGGGTGGTCCTAATTCATTTTATGGAATCGGTAGTACTGTTATACGAAAATCTGTAAGTGGAATACCAATTACATTAAATAGTAGTTACAATCCAAATAATCCATATAATAATACAATTGATAAAACAAATAATTCAAGTGGATTGACAAAATTACAAAATGAACTATATGGAAAAAGATTACAACCAGGATTTGCAACTGGTTATAATGGAATGTCAATTGACTTATTAGATAATTACAATACATATCAATCATACAAAGAATTTCAAACTGATAACAGCCCATATTCAAAAAAATATAATAATTTTGATACTGAATTAAACAGTAAAACAAAAGATTATTTTAAAGATATTACTGGATATAAAGACAAATTTAATTTCAATGATAATAATAGTTATTATCAGAATTGGAATATGTCAAAACGTTTAGGAACTGCAGATAATTCATACCCAAATGAAGGGACACATGTAAGTGGAACAGATGAAATAAACATGGGAAGTAATAATAGTAATGATTTAATACATCTCAAAATAGCAGGTATTCAGTTTAGAGCATTTATAAGTGGACTTTCTGATACATTTAGCCCATCTTGGTCACCTACTAAGTACATTGGTCGGCCTGATGATGTTTATACGTATGAAGGAACAAAACGAGCATTATCATTTAATTTATTAGTGCCATTATTTAGTGTCCATGAAATAGAAACAGTGTATACTAAATTAGATAAACTAGTACAACTTCAAAGTCCAAAGATAAGTGATTCAGGTCAAATGTCAGGTCAGATTATATCATTAAAAATTGGTATGTGGTTTGCAAATAATGTAAGTGAAGGTCTACCAGTTATAATGACATCACTATCATATACAATTGATGATGAGTATCCGTGGGATATTATAAAGGAAATTCCAATGGTTGTTAATATAAGTTTAGGGTTTGATGTAATTGATAATTATAGCCCATCTAGTACAAAAAAACATTTCAGGGGTACTAGTGAATAAAAAAAAGACACCAATTTGATGTCTTTTTTAATATTATTATTTATAATTTTTTATATAATTCACTTAGTTCTTCTAAGCTCATTTTTCCTTTTTCTTTTAGTTTAGTTTTCAATTTTTCTGTTTTTACTTGAAGACGCTCCATTTCAAGTTTAATTTCTGCATCTTGAATAGCATTTTTCAGTTCATTTACTACATTATCATATTCGTTTTGAATTGTTAAAAACGAATAATCCGAATTATCTAATCTTGATAGCTTTTTTTGCGTTTCATTCAAACGTTCAGATGTAATTGGATATTGTACTGTGACAAATGAAACAAATTCTTCAAATGACAGTGTTTTAAATTCTGTCTTTAAGACAAAATTATTAAAAGCATCTTCCCAATTGCCTTCGGGGATATAATACCCATTTTCCCAGTCTTGTCGGATTTCACAATGAAGAACCTCATTGGGAATTGCCAATTCGTATGTTGAATTAGACCATTTCCCATTTTTAGTATAATCTTCATTCGTGATTATACATAAACCATCTATATCTTCTGAATTAAATTTTACTAATTTATTTATACTTGGTATAAATAATACTAGCATTACTTTACGGTCTCTACTTCCTTGTCCATCATTATAGCTTATTTTTTTCATGATATTTTTTTTATTAGTTATAGTGCAAATATAAAATATATAATTCACATAAACAAATAAATTTACAATAAAATGAAAAAAAAATACTAAGTACTTGATTGTGAGAATGAAAAAAAATACACCTAATATTTATTGTAATCAATTTTGATGAAAATACCAAAACATCCCAGAAGTAACCGATAAATCAATAATATTTCCATGATGTTTTGTTAATCTAATTACTTACAATAATGTATATAAGCCATTAAAACAGACTCATATACATATTCGTTTTATGTGCAACTCTGCATATCCGTTAAAATGAGCGTGTTAATTTAATTTATTTGTTATTACTATATGATTGAAAATAAAGTGTATAACATATTATTTAAAACAATCAAGACATTAACATTTTAGTTATCGCTCCGTTATAGACAATAAATTATTTATACTTCTGTTTTTATAAATAATATATCACTTTCTTTACCGATAAAATACTTTTTACCATTTTCATCATACTCATGTAATCCATATTTAGGTATTACAACAATATCACCTACTTTTATTTGCATTGGATATCGTTTTTGTACTTTATTTGAAGTCAGTAGCTCAGATGTATTATTAAACATCGGCAAACCTGGTCCGATTGATAGAACTTCTACTTCAATTGTTTTATTTTGACCTAAGTCTGGTACAATTATTCCTGATGCCTTTTTTTGTTTTTTTAGTTGTTTTAATACAACTTTGTTGTCGATTGGTTTGTATTCCATTTTTTATTATTTTTTGTTATTATTATATAAATTAAATAAATTAAATATTACATACATTTTCAACATCTTATAAAATGTTAATCTACAAAATAGCCTTTTATTATTACTGGTATATTTCTATCATTTACACAATGATATATTTTGTCGTTACCATTAGTGCCAATACAATTACATTTAATAAAATCTTCGACTCCATAGATTGTATTTTCCCATCCAAATCCATCGACCCAAAGGTGTGTAAATATTATACCTTTTTCGATATAGTGTTTTTTTTCATGTAGTTTCATAATAATATATTTTAAGATTTACAATTAATGCAATGAAATGGAAATTCATAACATTGTATTAATATTAATTTTTGTGGAAAACGAAAACATAATTTAATACATTTTTGTTAGGCACAATTATTTTTTACTAAGTTCAGGGTACAATTTCTCAAGTATTTCAATAGCTTTCAACATATCCATAAACTCATGCACTTCGTCCATTTTCTGTTTCTCATGCTTTTTCGCAATAGAAACAAGTTCGTAACAGAATCTTTGGTGTATAATTAAAGGTGCTTTATTCCAGACTTCTGTGCTTGTTTCTTTGTTTAACTCATTTAGTGCTTCCATTCTGTAAAAATTTAAAGATGCCTAACACTGTATATAAATAATGGCTCGGCATCGTTAGTACCATTATCTATCTTTGCGTTTAGTCGCCACTACTCAACGTTATGGTTAATTAAACCAGCGAACAATAGTGTCGCCAGTATATCTTTTTTCCCATACATACCATGCGTAACAATTCACAGATGGTTTATAATAATTTTAATTGACTTTTTTACTAATTATCAACTGATATCGGTTAAAAAAATGTATTCAAACACGTATTCGTTGTACAATGCTACATCGACAAATACTCTTCTATTAAATTATTAACCATAAGAGTTAATTTTGAACGGAAAACACTGTCTTGTTTCATTTGATTAACAACTTTATCCACCGACCCATCAATTCCAGAAATTACCGTTTTTGCAATTTTTCTTAAAAACTGTTCTTTACACGCATTTTCAAAATCAACAGAAACAATACCTTCTGAAACAATTTTTTCAAACGTTGCTTTTATACTATGGTGATGCTTTTCGGTAATTTCTTTTGCATATTCTATAAGCGGATTTGAATACCCTGTGAAAGTAGATTTTATAGCATCTGCCATTGAGTTTTTAGCCGTATTCATAATACTTTCTTCCAATGATAACGGAATATGTTTTTTATTGACAATCGTTTCAGTTTTTTCTATTCTTTGATTCATTTTAGTTTTAAAATCATTATTCTCATTTCTTAATTTTAAAACTAATGCATATAAATCATCAATCGTATTTTGTTCTTTGTTTGTCATAATTCGATGAATTTAAGGTTAATATAAAATAATTTACGACACTAAAAATAAAAGAGTGTATAATATTGTATTGATAATTATATTTTTCATGCCACACAAATCCAATTCCAATATATACATGTCATGTGCAATCGATAATCACAACGTATTTCTTGTCTGAATTGAAATTATAATCTTCTTTTAAATGTGAAAGTTTAGATGAATTAATACATAATTCTCAATCTGACATATTTTTGGTTGTGTTAATTATACGCATTGCATCGATAATTGACATTCTCATGAATCTAATATATGCAACTATGAAAAAAGTTTTATAAAAAATATATCTTTTTTGTTTTTCTTTGGTATTATACCAAAAATATTTTTTTTCAGATTCTGCCCAATTTCCCATTACATAATGCTGTGATTGTCTACAAAAAAACTTATGTGATTCGAGTAAATATTTTAGAAATTCCATAATTGTATCTTTTTAATGTTCTGAAAATTAACTTCCCATTTAATTTATGTGTTTTTATAAATAAACGAATTTTTTTTTTAATATGACATATTTATAAATAAATAATAATGTCTAATATTCAAAAGGTTTCTCAATTAAATACACATGATATAATTAAAATAAGACTAATCAAAATGATAAACAGTCCAGTGTATTTTATGAAAGAATATTGTTATATACAACACCCCAAACAAGGACGAATAAAATTCAATTTATATGACTTTCAAGAAGATGTATTAACTGATATATCACAACCAGAAAATAAATTTAATATAATATTAAAAGCACGTCAGATGGGAATATCTACATTAATAGCTGGGTATGTATTATGGCTTATTATGTTTCACCGAGACAAAAATGTTTTAATTGTAGCTATAAAATTAGATGTTGCACAAAATCTATTATCAAAGATACGAACAATGTATGATAATTTACCTCAATGGTTAAAAGATATATATCCATTAGTAAGAGCGAATACAACTGAAATGTCTTTCACGACAGGTTCAAAAGTAAAATCATCACCAATGACCGATGAAGCAGGTCGTTCTGAAAGTTTAAGTTTACTTATAATTGATGAAATGGCATTCATTCCGAAAATCGATAAATTATGGACAGCAATATCACCAACATTATCGACAGGAGGTAGTGCAATCATGCTATCAACTCCAAATGGAATGGGAAATCTATTTCATAAAATATGGCTCGGTGCTGAAAACGGAGAGAATGGATTTAATCATATTAAATTACATTGGTCATTACATCCTGACCGTGGAGAAGATTTTGCAAAAGAGTTTATACAAAAATTGGGTTATAGACAATTCGGGCAAGAATATGGATGTGATTTTGTTGCATCAGGTAATACATTTATTGATACTGAGATTCTTTCAAAACTTAAAACAATTGACCCAATTGAAAAGCGTGGTTATGGTAAAGAATTATGGATATGGAAACACCCCGATTATACAGTAGATTATATATTAACTGCCGATGTTGCTCGTGGAGATGGGTCTGATTATAGTGCATTCCATGTTATAGATATGGTATCAAATGAACAAGTTGCGGAGTTTAAGGGGAAAATTGGCACGAAGGAGTATGCTAATATTTTAGTTGCAATTGCAACTGAATATAATAATGCAGTATTAGTAATTGAAAATAATAGTATCGGTTGGGCTGTTATACAGCAAGTTATTGATTTGGGATATAAAAAATTATATTATTCATATAAAGAGTTTGGTGCAATTGACCCAGATACTTATTTTGAACAAAATTATGATTTAGTTGATAAAAGTAAAATGAAACCAGGATTCACAATGTCAGTGAAAACAAGACCATTAGTATTAAGTAAATTAGATATATATTTTAAAGATGATGAATTAATAATTCACTCAAAACGTCTTGTAAATGAATTGTTTATGTTCTTATGGTTAAATGGTAAACCACAAGCACAAAGTGGCTATAATGATGATTTAGTCATGAGTATAGCAACAGGTTTATTTGTCAGAGATACAGCATTATTATTAAGAAACAAAGGCATGGATATTACACGACAAACATTGAATGCAATGAATCGAACTAATTTACAAAACAAATATACATTAGATACGGTATATCAAGCAGATGGACAAAAAAACCCATATATACATGATATGGGTGGCGAAGAAACAGATTTACGTGATTGGATATAATCTTTTTACTATTTATATAAAAATAATCAAATGCAAACTAATACTACAATAATACAACTACGTTTGGATGAAAATATTAAATATAAGACATTACCAATTTATAAGAAAATGTCAATTGATAAGACAATTACAAAAATAATTGATAGAGTTTTCATCGCATTGCAAAATATGGTCGGTAAAAATAAGGCATTACTAATATTACATGATAACGAATTTAATAATATATTATATAACTATGTCATGGAAGACTTATTATCAAATAAAAACATATCAAAAATATTCACATCCAAAGTATTGGATATTGATAGGGTTATTCATAGAACTACAACTAATGAGTTTGATTTGGATTTTATTAAACGACAATTTAAAATGTATACATCGGAATTTATTAGTATAACTAATAAAAGATTAACATATGATAAAAAAAATAAAACATTTAATGTACATGAGAAAAACTTAACACACCCAGTGTCAAAAATAAGTAAAATTATTATATATAATAAGTCTACTCTAAATTATCATGTATTTGAATTAGCATCTAATCAATCATATATTATAGATGATAATGAATTGTGTATAGGTAGACGTTATGAGACCATAACAAACAGCAATTTAAAACTGAATGTTTTTTTGGCTAAACCATTTGATACTACCAAAAAGCGTGAATATAGTTTAGATTAAAATAATAATAACAATAATAATAACATGAAACAAACAAATTTAAAAATATTAATAGAACAACTAGTTACTGAATTCTTAGAAGACTTAGGGAAACGTACAGTTGTTATAACTGGATTACCTGCTTCTGGAAAAAGTACATTTATAAATAAAGAAATAAACAAATACATTCACGGATTTAAAGGTTATAAAGTATCTAACAGTGATAGTCAAGTAAAAGCATTACAGTATATTACTGCACAAAATCATTACAAAACACTATCATCAAATTTACATAATACGAAAAAAAATTTACAAAAAGTAATATCAGTATTTAAATCTAAATCATCTTATGTTAGTAATAGAAAAACCCAAATAATACATCCAATCACACTTGATTGGTGGAATGAAAATAAAAATAATGGATTTAAAAAATTTTGGATGGATTTTTATAAACCATATTATGCAACATATTTTGATATTCGTTCTTTGGCAAAAGAAATTGATAAACAATTGTTTAATACCAAAATTAAAAAAGCAGGTAATATACTAGTAATTGATACAGTTGGTGCTAGTCCTGATACTTTACTGGCACGTTTACAAAAATTACATGATAATGATTATAATAACACTATAATTTATTTAGAAATTGACCCTGAATTGTGTATTGTAAGAGATAGGTATCGTGAAGAAACGGAAGGCAGAGGTGTTGGTGAAGAAGTTATTTTCGCATATACCGAAAGGTTAGATAATGCGATTTCGACATATAAACAAAATGCTGAAAAACAAGATAGTATTGTTGATAGAATACTACATTTCAAATGGAAACCAAGTGGAGATAGCCCAATTAAAGGTACATGGATAAAAATAAGTGATAATAGATATAGTATCAAGCGAAAATTAAAGAAATAATATGAAAGGAAATTTATATCAAATAATATCTGAAACTATTGATAAATATACATCAAATAATATATTAAATGTACAAAATACTAATGAATATATTACTTTATTACGCAATTGGCTTAAAACATTAGATTATAAAGGACGTGCACCAAAGGGAATGAAAAAATTTCATACAGACTTAAATGCATTGGATAGTAGACTTAAAGATATTACCAAATATTATAATAATGATGTAGAAGCAAATCCAGATGCAATGAGATATATTGATGCAATGTTCAGTTGGTATAAAATATCAGATATAGATACAATAAATAAAAAATTTTCAAATGTAAATAAATTTAGAATATTAAAATTAAATAATGGTACATATATAAATGAATCTATTATAAGTGAAAAACGATTTAGATTATTAAGTAATGAAATTGATAAATTTCTTTCATCATTAAAAGGATTTCATAAAAAAATTTTAAAACCATCATTGAAAATATATTTTGTAAAAAAAGCTAAAACAAAAGCAACCGCAACATATAAATCAGAACAAGATATTATATTGATTCGCCCTGATAAAATAAAAGCATTTAATGATGAATATGCTTCAATATCATATATAATTTTACATGAACTTGGACATCGGTTTGAAAAATATAATAAATTACCAACTGATTTTTATACAGATGAATGGTATACAACTCCATATTCAAAAACACCTAATTCGTGGAAAGGAGAACAATTTGCAGAATTATTTGCTATATCACATTGGTATAATAAATATAAATCAAAATATAAAAAAATATTAGATGAATTTATAAAAATTATGGAATAATAAAACTAAAAATATTAAAAACAAAAATATGAAAATAACAAAACAAGAATTAACTAACATAATTGAAACAGTTGTTAGAAAAAAAATAAATGTACATTTGGACGAATCCATTGAATTAAATATAGTGGATTTAGCTAAATATATACAAACAAAAACAAACACAAAAACAAACGTATCAAATACATCTAAAGCATATCAGTATGTGCTCGGTGAATATAAGAAATTATGTGACCAGCTAGATTTTGATTATGAGTTTAATTATATAGATGATATAAAAAATAACACTGGTAGTATCGGTGAATTAAAATCATTTTTTAAAAAATATATGAATAATAAGAAATTAAATGAAGGATTTGCAGAACACACGTTTTCAAATGGATATGAAGAAATTATGATTCATAATCAAAGGGATAAAATTATAGGTATGTACACTTATAAAGAAGATGTTGATGGTATAGTTGAATCATTACCGAAATTCACCAAATGGGTTAAAGGTCGTAATCCAGTTTTTGTACATTATACAGATTATAATAAGTATTCATTTAGTAAGATGAAACAATATCTTAATCGCAATGGATTTTATGATAATACTCAATCCTAAATATAAAAAATAGTGGAATTAAATTCCACTATTTTTTATATTTGTAACATATTTATTTTAAATTACCGTTTTTTCATTCCACCAGCCGAATCAACATCATACCAAGTAGTCATTTTTTTGGGTTTTATTTTTGCATTATCTGTTTTTTTAATTGGAGCATCTTTGAAAGTGAAGTCATCGGTAATCACATCTTTTTTTGGCACATGTTCAACACCTTCTTTAATTGATTGTTTATTTATGTCTTTGTCATGGTGTAATTCTGCTTCTAATGTATTATCTTTTTTAATTGGTGTGTTGTTATCACTTGTTGAAGAATCACCGTTAGAATCGATATTTTGACGTTTATTTATATTTAGATATATTAATATTAAACTAACAGCAGTAGGGTCAAAAACAAATATCAATATGAATATATACCAATTGACTGTTGTTTCAAGTTCCTTAGTCGATAATACTTCTTTATTAAATATCAACTGTGAAAATGAATAAAAAGGACCAAGTTCTTGTTTAACACCTATATTATTATTTTGTAAGTCTAGCATATATGATTCAAGTGAGTCAATATCATTTCGCAATACATTATGTTTTTGTTCTTCTTTAGCAATATTTTCTCGATGTATATCAATTTGTTCTGTTACTTTATCTTTTAATTCTGATGCTTTGTTTACAAAACTATATTTAGCCCAAAATTTTGAAGTTGTATCATTTAACACCGACATATTAGTTTGGTTAGAAGTAATATCGTTCAATAATTTTTGGTCATCAGCTAATTGTAATTGGTGTTCTTTGATTTTATTTTCTAGTTTGATTTCATCTTCTGTTAGAAAATTAATCTTTCTATCAACCTGTGAAACCAATAGCTCAATTTGTTTAACTTTACCAATTGTTTCTATACTAGAATTTTTTAAGAATCCAAATACACCACTACTGGTAATAACTAATAATATAATTGTTGTTAAGAAAATAAAAATTTTATGTAATATTTTAATTCTCTTCCATTCATTGTGCAAATAAGTAATATTTAATATTTTTGCGATTTCTAATAATATAGCCATAATTCCAATTACATATATATTACCTTTAAGTAAAGTTGTCAATCCAAATATTGACATATATCCTGCTGTCATAGCTAATAATATTGCTGATATTAGTATGATGTATTTAGTTTTTCTCATTTGTTGTTTTTATTTATAAATATAGTTGAATTAAGTCTTTTAATAAAAAAGTTAACAATGTTATATCTGATATTATAATTGGATTCCCACTTGAAAATCTTTTCATTGTATTAGTGTATTCATTGACATAACCTTTCAATTCCATCAATGCTGATGCAAATATTTTACGTACACGAATAACACGAATTTCACTGTCAATTACTAAATTAACATCATCGAGAATTGCATCTAATACAACACGTGCACCAATGAATTTATTTTGTAATGTTACTAAATTTTTGTCTAACAAATATTGTTCAATTACTTTTTTAATTTTAGATGGTGATGATAAAATTACTGTATTGTTATAGACTTGTGATGATATTTCTGTTATTACATTTAATTTAACTTGTTCAAAAAAGTCATTTTTTGTCTGTACTAGAGATTCCATATTCAATTTTTATTTTAATGATGTAATATAATTTGTTTTTTTCGTAATTCAGCATCTAACCCAAACCAAGTTTCAATAATATTATCTGATTTATCGTCTATTTTGTATTGTATGAGTTTGGGATTCTGTATAATATCTTGATATTCTGCATCTGATAGACTTGCTAATCCCTTTTTATATGATACTTTATATTTAGATATATCGTTAATTGTATTTGTCCATTTTTTATAATCCTGTTCAGTATAAAATATTTTTTTTGTTTTTTTATGTGTAACAACCATAATTGGTGTTAGTAGTCTATATATACGCCCATCATTGAACAGCTCCTTCCAATTCCGATAAAACATCGACAATAATAACCCTGTGATATGATACCCATCAACATCAGCATCAGTGCCAATTATAATTTTACCATACCTTAATTTTTTATTATTATAAGGAACACCAAGTTGTAATCCAATTGCAGATAATATATTTTGAATTTTTTCTTTTTTAGCAATTGCCAAATCAGTCATTTTGTATATATTATTTGGTTTACCTTTTAATGATAATGCTCCCTGTTTATTATTTCGATATTTGTAAAATCCTGATTGTGCAGAGTTACCTTCAAATAAGTATAATGTATTATTTAAACGCTTACGATTAGTTGCATCAATAAAATTATCTATTCTAACTTTATTTAACTTTTTATTAATTCGTTTTAACTCTTGTTGTTCCTTTTCATTTTGTTTTTGAATTGCGTATTTAGAAAGATTTTCAAATAAATCGCTATTAATAATTTGGTTAAATGTCGTAGTTGGAATGTTTAGTTCGGGTAGTTCTTTTATATCTAATCTAATTTTAGTTTGAGTATCATATGTTGGATTTATAACATTAACATTGACATGTAATTTTAGATTTTGTTTTAATAAGTAATTACTTAATTGTATTTTGTGTTTCTTTTCTATATTTTGTTTAATAACTGGTAATATATTATCTAAAACTTTTTCAACATGCGAACCACCCATTGCAGTTCGTATTCCATTTGCAAAACTGATTTGTTTAAATGTGTTTTTGCTGTAACTAACACCAATATTCCAATTTTCATCGGAATAATAAATAAAATCACTTGTATCACTTATAAACATTTTAAAGTAATCTTTTATATTATTAAATTGGTAAATATTTACAATGTCATCTACTTTAAATGTGAATCGTATACCTGAAAATAACCCAGCCAAATCAATTATTTTTTTTCTCATATAATTAATTATATCATCAGTTATTGATTTGTAGTTAAACCGTTTATAGTCGGGTATATATGTTATAGATGTATAATGCTTTTTATTTTTAGTAATTTTACACGCACCTTTTAATCGACTATTTTGTTCAAATCTCATATGGAATTTATTTTTCCCATCTGAAGTTTCTATTTCAAATAATTTGGAAAATATATTAACAATTGTCAATCCAACGCCATTCCTACCAATTGTAGAGCGTTTCTGTGTATCATCAAAATTACTACCAGAATGTAATTTAGTAGTTAATATTTCAGGAATATAAATATCAGTATTTTCATACTTCTTTACATCTATACCACTCCCATCATCTGATATAGTAATACTACCAACATCTGTATTTATATTTATCTTTATATTTTTTACCTTTTTATTATTATTGAATTCATCAATCGAATTTGATACTATTTCGTTAAACAAATGTATTAATCCATCTGATATGTTGTATGTGTATGGTTTAAATTTATGAGTTTCTTTATCGAATATAACATCTTCTATATCCTTACGAACTAAAGACCCAATATAATTATCTGGTCGTAATAGTATATAATCGACATCATTATCAATCCATTTATATTTCATATGCATTTAATTTATTTAATTTAATATTGTAAATAACATAATTTAAAAAAAAATGCAAACTATAATCAATGAAATAAAATATATAGACTTCAATTCTAAATATGAACAGCCTATTATTAATGATATATTATCATATTATAATAAATATAATCTGTTATTATTAACACATAGAATTCAATTATATCATATATTAAGACGACATAAACAAGATTTAATCAACATTAAATTCAAATCATTGAATTTAGTTTCTACGAAAGAAAAAAATATTACAAATAATAAATTATATATGAATGCTAAAAATGAATTAGTAGCATCATTTCCATATGACCAAGCATTAGTCAATCTGATAAAAGAAGTTCCAACTAGAAAATTTAATCCAACTCACAAACATTGGACAATCAATATTAATAACATCACAATTCCAATTATAAAATCTAAATTATTTGATATATTTGATGTTGATGAATCCGTCACAACATATATTGATATGTTACTTCTTGAATATGATGAGTCATTCAAAAAATCAAGTTCTCAAGAATCAGAATATAAAATAAATGGTTTAAACGGAACACTACGACCATTTCAAATTGCTGGTGTTGAATACATATGTAATAAAAAACGAATTTTAATCGGTGATGAACAGGGACTTGGTAAAACAGTCGAATCTATTGCAAGTATCATTCAAATGGATTCATATCCTGTGTTAGTAATATGCCCAAATGGATTGAAATATAATTGGAAAACAGAGTGGGACATATGGAGTAAAGAAGAAAAAATAATTTCTATTTTAGATAGCAATAATATAAAAATACGTACCAAAAATAAAGTCAAGTATAAAGTAGATGAAAATAATTATGATGCCGATGTGTATATAATTAATTATGATATAGTTGAGAAAATGTTTGATAAACTAAAAGCACTTAATATACAATCAGTAATAATTGATGAGAGTCATTATATTAAAAATTACAAAGCAAAACGAACTAAAATTATTAAAAAATTAGTTAAAAATATTGATGTGAGATTACTATTAAGTGGGACACCAATTCTTAGCACACCATCTGAAATAATTTCTCAACTTACAGTGCTTGGTCGATTAGATGAATTTGGTGGGTTTTGGTATTTTTGGAATAATTATGTAATTGAAGAAAATCCTAATAAATTATTAAAATTGAATACTGAATTACGGAAAATATGTTATATGAGACGATTAAAAAAAGATGTATTACCTGAATTACCACTTAAAAATCATATAATTATAGAAACTGAATTAGATAATTATAAAGAATATAATAATGCAGAAAAAATATTATTACAACAAATAATTGAAACCGCCACTGAAGAAAAAACAAAAGAAAACAGTGTTTCTAAATTACAAAATATTATACATACTTTAATTGAAAATCATATTATTGACAGTAATCTTGCAAATGCAATTGGTATAATGCTTATGACAAAATACCAAACAATAACAATAGAACAAAAGTATAATAGTATTAGAAATTGGATAAATGATTTTTTCATAAACAATCCAACTAAAAAATTAGTTGTATTCGGTATTCGTAAGGATTCGTTAGTTAAGTTACAAAAATATTATTCAACTAAATTTAATTATGATGTTCCTATTGTTGTAGGTGATATTGATATTGAACAGCGACATAAATATGTAGAATCATTTCAAAATGATGATAGTGTAAATTTAATATTTCTTAATATAGAAGCTGGTGGAACTGGATTAACACTAACAAGTTCAAGTGATTTATTAATGATTGAACAACCGTGGACACCTGGTAAACGTGACCAAGCATCTGATAGAATACATAGAATTGGTCAAACAAATGATAGTGTTAATATATATAATATGTTAGCTCGTGATACAATTGATTATTATATTTATAAAACTATTAATTATAAACAAATGATTACAAGTGCAGTTAATCAAGGAGAAATATCGAAAATGAAAGTAACTAAAATAAACATGAAAGACTCATTCTTTGAAAAAATGTTTGGAATTTAACTTTTTTTAAGATATATTATCTGTAATATGTGGAAAATATTCAGTTATTTGTAAAAAAGAATGGAACACCAATATTAAAAAGTAAAAATAAAAATAAACACATAAATAAAATAACATGGAAATACAATTTAGTATAACACTCTCAACAAATGAAGCTACAATAGATTTAGTTGATTTGGGGTATGATGAATCAACTTGTTGGGAAGATTTATCAGAAGATGAACAATTCGAAATAACTGACTCAATTCGAAATGAAACTATTGTATATGTACATAAAGAATAAAAAAATGAATATATATATATATATAAATTACTAATAATTTACATATAAAAATAATTATTCGAAACAAAAAATCCCACATTATGTGGGATTTTTTTATTTAATCAGAATAAGGTTTAAAATTTTTAAACTTATAATCTGATTCTAATTCACTTTTATCTACATCAGTTTCATATGGGTTTCCAATGTGTTTTTTATGTAAACTCATACTCTTCTTTCTTTTCTTTGATGTTAATGCTCGTTTACCACGTGATTTCAAAGCACTTTTCTTATTCTGTATTGAATAACGTCTTTTATCCTGCGAACTCATCTTAATACATTTACCAGTCTCAGAATCTTTACGCTTGCCTTTTTCACACGGTTTACCTTTTATTCTTTGCAATTTTTGGTTTCGTATTCTTTTAAAAGTTTCATCTATACGTTTAAAGGTCGGCTGTAATAGCATTAAATCTTCTCTTAGACGAGAGTAATCATTAGTCTTACACATGACATTATAAACATGTTTAATGTCCTTATCTTTGAAATTTCGCTTGATTATTACCGTTATTATACGTAACATTATATCATCATTATTATTTTCAATCTTTATTATGATATTTAAATCATTCGTTTTATTAAAGACACGAATAAAATCAGAAATATCAATTCTATCTAATAATAAATCAGAAATAATATCATCCAAACAACATTTCAATGTATCCAATATAATTTGTTTAGTAATTATTATATTATCTTTATCAACGTGTCGTAATTGTTGACCCTGTGCATGATGTGTCAATATAATATCAAATATTATATTGACATGTTTTTGTATTTTAGTCAATGAAGATTTCAATTATGTTATTTTAAATATGGTGATTCATAATCATTCATTCTAAAAATATAAGAAAGATTATCAGATAATGCACTTGTACCCATTGCTTGTACTAATTGTTGTAATATTGATTTTTCACCAAACATTTCAATTGCATCTTCAAGTGCATCCTGTTCTTTACCACGTTTAATATCCCATCCATAATCTTCATTGATATGATTGTCTATTACTTCTGAAATGATTTTTGTTAATTCTTTTTTTGTTAATTTCATGTTATTTAGTTTATTTGTTTGTTAACTCGTTCGATATATATAAAAGTTATTTAATTTGTTTTCTGCTCCATCATATGATGATATTACACTACCTCTACCGTCAATGCGGATTATATCGTCAACAACTCTATCAATATCTATTAAATCTTTATCTTTTAATATATCATTAAATTCGTCATCACCAAAATTACTTTTAAACCATTCGACACTATCTGAATAATTATCCATTAACACTTCAATATATTTTTCCCTTTTATCATCTAAATTAACATCATCGTTTAAATTATAATAATCAATATCACCATCTTCATCAGTTTCAAAATCATCATCATCTAACAAACCAGTTTCAACTAATTCTGCAATTAATCTATTATCGTATGTATTATCACTTTCATTTTCAATTTCTTTTACATAACTTTCATATGATTCTTGCATAGCAGTATCAAACCAGTCTGTATTATTGATATAGTCTTCTTGATTTAGATTTGTACCTTCAATTCCAATATCATCTAATAAATCTTTCATGTACTCAACTGCAAGTTCATCAGCTTCTTTATCGGTTAATACAATATATTCTTCATCATTATATGAATAAGTATTATCATATTCATGTTCAATCACATCTTCATATTGTTTACCATATTCTTTTGTAAGATATTTTTGTAATGTTAACAACTTTTTATCAATGCCTTCTGTTAAATATTTACTTACTTTCTTTGCATTGCCAATGTTCTCAGTAATAGCATTAATATATTTTTTCTTTTTTAAATATGTTAATTTACTATTTTTAATTTTACTAATTGTATTTTCAATTAATACTTTATCACGAATTGATTCAGTTACTACTAAACTTTTTTTAGTTTGCTTTTTAATTTCTTTTAAAATTAAAGTTGTTAAAGTTTTCTTTGTTAATTTCATGTTATTTAGTTTATTTGTCTGTTAATATGTTTTAAAGATTTATTCAATTGCTTATTTTTTAAATGTGTAGATGCAAGTAATGAAGTAAATGAATTTTTCATTTTAATCCATATGTTTACGAATAACATTTTAACTTTATTAAATAACCCTTCTCGTAAATTATTTTCATTGATATTAGGGACGATTTCTTTCAATTTTCGCTTCGTATCATCAAAAGTTGTAAATTGCTGTGTAATATTGTCTATTACATCTTGACTAACTGCGTTTATTTTAACTAATTCATTTAATATTTTAATATAATCAATTTTTTTAGCAGGTGCATTAAATTGTGATGTTAAGCTTTTTGTTTCAACTATTATTCCAATTGTACTGTCTATTTCATCACGAAGTTTTCCAAATATATTATTTATTGAATAGTCGAATAGTTCTTTTTGTTTTATTTTCACTTGTGATTTTAGAGTTTTGACTTTATCTTCAATACTATCAATATCCAATCCACTCGATTTTTTTAGTTCGTTTTTAAATTCGATTATTTTTTTATCTAAAATTTTATTAACATCTTTTAATTGTGTTTCTGTTTTAGATAGATGGTTATTCATATCAATAAATCTTTGTGCTACTTTTGTGTATTCACCACTTTCACCGCCACTTAAACTTACAACATTAAATGTACCACGTCCTATTCTTTTAGTCGGTTTCACTTCTAATGCTTCGTTATTTAGTTTATCATAATTTTCAGAAATTTCTTTACGCATTTGCAATTGTTCAATATTTTCATTAACCGAACTTTTTCCAGTTTGCTTTTTAATTTCGTTTAAAATTAAAGTTGTTAGTTTTTTCTTAGATAGTTTCATGTTATTTTATTATTTTCGTTTTATTCATCATTAAAGTTAAAATATCTATTAAGTTTAAACATCAAGTCATCGTACAATCCAAATAAACGTTGTTGTAATAATTTAAATTCGATTACATTTTTTTGGAATGCTTTCTTTGTCTCTTCAATTTGCTTAACATCTTTATTTACAATCATATTATCCCAATCTTCTTTACGATTATCAGTAATTACTTTTTCAGCAAGATTGATTATATTAACTATTTCATCTAATGATTTATTTATTTCAATATCATTTAAATCTTTTGCATAAGTTGGTAATGTTTTTATCTTAGATAATTTATCTGCCAAATTTAACTTATTACCATCTATATCTTCAAGTATATTTAATACATTGGTTTTATTATGTGGAAATGGTACTATATTCATTTTAATAAATTTTTTCAGAGTATTTTAACGTAAGTCCGTTTTGTTTTGCTGTTTTTTTAATATAATTAATATATGTTTGTGATACATTACCATATGCATAACCATAATATAGTACCATATCTTTAATCCTTGCCAAATTAGACATTACACCAGATAGTATATTACCTTTTTCTATTGATAAACGCTGGTTATTATCTCCTTCTTTTAGATTACCATTAATCCAACTTGATATGAATTTTTTATCACTTGCTTTCATATTATAACCCATAACTTCATTCAAATACTTTTGTACTGACTCAGTTATGATTTCTGTTAATTGTTTCTTTGTTATTTTCATTTTATTATTTATATTTTCGTAATTTCAAATTTCAAATCAATATTGTACTTTTCTGGCTTTATTTTTTCTATTTTACCTTTGTTATTAAAAATCTCATCAATAGTAAATTTCAATTTAATAATTCCATTTGTAGAATCCACTTCAATTGGGTCAATTGATTTTTGTTTTAGTTGTGGAAATTGTTTATTTTTTGCCCATGTATCATAAAACATATCTACAATATTTGATTCTTTACTGTTTGATTTATATTTATTTTCATTCAAATATTTTTGTACTGACTCAGTTATGATTTCTGTTAATTGTTTCTTTGTTATTTTCATTTTATTTTATTTTATTTTATTATTTTTCTAATTCTAAATTATAAAAGTTAAGTGAAACTTCAATCAAGCCACCAACATCTGATACACCTTTGTATAGCTCACTATCATCCAGTGGAAAATCACCTTTTGATGTCATTCGTGGTTCATCATCAATAGAATCTTCAACCATTTCTAATGTCTTATTATTTGATATATATAATGTTCCAACTAATTCATCATTTGAATTGTGACCTTCATCACGTGCAGAATCAGTTTTATTTAGATATTTAAGAACATTTCTTTCAATTATACTTATATCATTATTAATTTTTGACCAAAATTCACTATCGGTTTCAATTCCATCTTCATTCGCATATTCTTCAATTTCATACTCCGAAGATGTTTCGATACCATACCCGACTACACCTAATACATCTTTACCTTCTGTAATTAATCTATGTAAGTCCAAATTATATTTCTCTGCTATTATTTTAGCATTATACAATATAGATTCTAATTTTTTAATATCCGCAATACGTCTTCCAGAATTATTAAAATTTTCTGTTATATTAATACCATATTTTGATATGTCATCTATATCAACAATCGGTTTTAATGATGATGTTTCTTCACTAATAATATCATTAGCTATTTCACCGAAGAACATTTTACTATCAACTAATGTCAAATCATTTTTAGTTTGATTTGATTCATTTAGTTTTAAATATTGTTGTGCTTGTACTCTGTTTATTTTAATATGCTTTCCGCTTTCATTCATTTTTAATATTGCATTATCAGAATCATCCATTTGTATGAATGTTGCTAGAAAACGTTTATTTTTATTTTCGATAATCACTTCATCATTCAAATGTATGATGTGACCATTTCTTTCTACTAAGTAATTATTATCCATTTTGTTTATTTTTTTTTATTTTATTTTATTTTTTAACCTGTTATAACTCAACATCAAAAAGATATTAATCGTTATTAATAATATGTTCAATTCGTCTAACTGAACCATCGTCTTTTTGCTGAATATCACCTACTGAAACTGTGTCTTTCTTTTCATAGTGAAAAGCATAAAAAGTATCGTCTGAATTTTTGTTTTATTCATGTTGCCAATTATTACGTTTCGCATATTTATCTAAATCTGTTACTTTTATTGTAGTGCTATTTAAAAATCTGTTATATTTAGGTGTGTAATCTGTAATTAATAGTTTATTTTTTATATGAATAATTTTAGTGCTTCTATTTATATTTTCATATTCATTTGGAATATTAGTTGGTCTGAAATAATAATATTTTAACAAACTATCAATATTAGATGACGTTGATTGTGAATTTTCATTCAACGCCTTTTCAAAGGTATCTTCCCAACCGTCAACAGCACCAACTCCATTTTTCCAATTTTTCGATATAGCATTAAAGAATTTCTTTTGTTCTTTTTCGTCTAAATCATCAGGTGATTTAATTTTAGCTATTTTCATTGCCTTTTCAAAAAATGCATTATATGCCTTTTTTAATTTCGATTCTTCGTTTATATTATGCGATTCTGTTATATATCCATCTTTTTTTAAACTATCTATAAATGCTTTTAATTTAGATTTATTTTTAAAAATAGAAATATCATAAAATTTACTACCATCTGGATGTGTTTTTTTACCAGAATAATAATTCACAACATATTTCGACCTACCAATTCCATATTGTAAGTAATATGTTTTTTTTAATTTTGATTCATCGGATTCTATTTCTTCGTTTATATATTTATCAATTGTTTCACTTATAATATTATATAATTTTGAATTGTTTTTGCTTTCAGTAGTAACATATTTATATTTATCATTCCATACCTTAAACAGCTCAAATAGCCCCATTGTTTTAACCTTACCAACTAAATTATTATATAAATTTTCAATTTGTAATTCATTTAAAGAATCAACAGGAATATTTTCGGGTAATATTGAATTTATAGTTGATTTTAATGTGAGTGATTGATATGGTTTTATTATATCTCCATTATATAATTCCGTTATTACTGTATTGATAAATTGGATTTGTTTAATTGTGTCCATTTCATTTGTATTTAATCCTGTGTTATTAAACATAATTTCAGATAATAAATTCAATGTAGGAGTTTTATCAGCAAACTGTTTTTCAACTTCCAATCCACTTGTAATAATCTTTTTAATATTTGTGTATTCTTTTGACATATGTATTATTTTTATTTTAATTATCCTTTTAATTAAATTTATGTAAGTTTACAAAACCTTGCTTTATATTATTTTTAAATAACCTAAGACTTTTTGATTTTGATAGTTCGCCAAATGATGCTTGCACACCATTACCATTTGTTAATGTGAAATTTGGAATGAATCCTCTCATATTATAATAAAATTCAGTGAGTTTTTTTCCATCTTTATAAATAAATAAATAATCAGGTTCATCAAATGCATTAAACGTTTCTTTAAATGTAAATTTGTCTTTAGGTGATAATATGATATTATTAATATTTTCATATATCACTTCTCTAATGATATTTTCCAATTCTTTTTTTGTCATAATCAATTTTTATATAAATAGTGTTATAATAACAAAAAAATCCAAATTATATATTTGGATTTTTATTTGAATACATTATTTATTTTTATGTTTTTTCAACAGTGATTTTATTATATTTTGCATATTATTAATTAGTGATGTATTATTTTTTGTTATCTTAATATTTTGTATTATAAGTTCTTTAAGATTGTCAATTAACAGACCATGTGTTTTAATTATTTTGCCTATTTTATATAATATATACTGTTGGTATATTGTTACTAAAATAAATAAACTCAGTAGTATAGTTAGTATTACCATTATAAAAATTGTTTATATTTGTTTCTCATAAATTTTTTAGAAGCCATTTCAGTACTATTCGATACTTCCTTACCCTTTTCAGTAGTCGGTTCAAATAGTTGTATTTTACCCATTGATAAATCATTTTGGGCTGGGAATGTAACACCGTCCCTACCAAATCTATTTTTTAATATATGCCACCTACTTGTATTGGCAATTTTATCTTCAAGTTGACGACTAATAGACACAACAATATCAGCAATCATAATTTTTTCAAAACTCCCTGCAATACTATCACTTTCAATAACTTGTGATTTTGCTCCACTTCTATTAATTTGAGAAGCTGTCCACACAGGTATTTCAAATTCACCAGCCATACCACGTAATTCAGCATAAATATCACCTAGTATTTGGTCATCCCTTTTTGTACTATTTACATATGGTGCTTTCAATAAATCAGCATAATCAACTATAATTAAATCAGGTTTGAATTCTTCTGTTATACTTCGTTCAACAAATCCTTTCAATGAATTAACTGAAACTGATTTAGTTGGGTAGTATTGTATTATCAATTCTCCCTTCAAATGGTTTAGATATGTTTTAATTGCATCAACTTCATATTTTAGATTATTTAATTTTGTATGTGTGAGATTAGAATAGAATCGTTTTGCAACATAATTTTCATATAATTCAAGAGTAAAAAATACAACTTTTTTTCCTTGTTTAATTGCATGTGAAGCCAACGAAACTAACGCCCAACTTTTACCAATTCCAGGTGGGGCCGCAATCACACCTAACTCACCTAATCCAAGACCACCTTCAGTTATATTATTTATTTGTTCCCACGGTGTTGCAACTGGATTGCGTTTGTCATCAGTGAATACTAAATCGACATCTCTTTTAATATTGATACCTGTGTTTATATCTAATCCAATTTTAAAACTGTCATTCATCATTTTTTCGATAATGTCAAATTTATCATTGTTTAATAAATCGACACTTTGTAAAATTGCTCGTTTTATTTCTTGGTGTCTACAGAATTGTATGACACTATCCTTTACATAATCTAAGTCCGAACTATCTAAATAACTTTGTGCATCAATTATAATTTGAATACTTGAATTACTTATTTGTGAATATTTTGGCTGAATAAAAATTGTTTTCAAACTATCAAATGTGGGTTTCATTTTATATTTATGAAAATACTCTATAATTTCATGTATTATATTTTGTATAATATCATTCTCGAAATACTTAACATCAATAATATCGATTATTCGTTTCATAAATATACTATCCGACATCATTGATGATATTATTTTAGTCTGAAATGTTGTTCCATACCTGAATTTATCAACCATATTAAATTATTTTTTTATATTTATATAAAATAAAATAAATTAAAAATGGAAAGAATCACATCAAATATAATTTTAACAGGAAATAAGAAACATTACACATCTAATACATTAGCTAATATACCCGAATCACCAAATGATGAATATATTATTACTAAAAAAAACGATAGATTAGATTTACTTGCCAATAAATATTATAATGATGCTACTATGTGGTATATTATAGCATTGGCAAATAATATAACACCAATTACATTTTTCATTGAACCTGGTTCTAGTATTAGGATTCCATTTGATTAAAATTATTATTACTTTATTTATAATATAATAAATTAATTCAATTAAAATATATTAATCTTATGATAAAAATGATATTTTTTATAATGGTACTATTTATATTATTAATAACTATCACATCATACATTCCAACTGTACAATTCTTGTATAATGGTATTATAAAAACACCATATTATAATTACAAAATACATACTAAAGTATTATTATATATATTAATATTCACACCAATAATAAATACAATAATCATAATATTTATGTATTTAATCATAAAAATAATATCAAAATGACAATATTTGACCACATTAGAAATCTAACTGTTGATAAAAAACCAGTGAACACTTATTCAGATGAAGACATGAAAAGTTTCAATCCATATATGATTAATATATGGTTAAGCATGGACAAAAGTTTAATTGAATATATTGACATGTTTCAAAAATATACAGTTGGGTTATTAAATAAACGTGATGCTTATAAATTATATTTAGGAATTTTACCACAAAAAAAGCTGTTTTTGAAATATGTTAAATGTAAATCAAATAATAATGTATATGATGAAATAGCAACATTGATAAATTTGAAGACTGATTTATCTGTTTCTATAATTGAAATGTCCGAATATATACAATTATTTTTCTCAAAAAATGATATTATATATACATTAACAAAAATCGGGGTTGATAATAACAAGATGAAATCAATTATTAAACAATATATGAATCTTATTTGATTATCATATCAAATTTTTAAACAAAATATATGAAAACTAATATAATTTACAATAAACCTGCTCAGGACGGTTTAAAATTATTATCTGACAATAGTATTGATTTAACAGTTACTTCACCGCCTTATGATAATTTACGAAATTATAATGGATTTTCCTTTCCGTTTGAATTGATTGCACGTGAATTGTATAGAGTTACAAAAACTGGTGGTGTTGTGGTTTGGGTTGTTGCTGATGCTACGATAAACAGAAGTGAAACAGGTACAAGTTTTAAACAAGCGTTATATTTCAAAGAAATAGGATTTAATCTACATGATACAATGATATTTCAGAAAACTAATCCAATTCCACAAATTTACAGACAAAGATACAATAATGTATTTGAATATATGTTTGTTTTTTCAAAAGGTAAAATTAAAACTCATAATCCTATTAAAATAGATTGTATTCATGCCGGGTTAGAACTAAAAGGAACTACATATAAAAACTTTTCAAAAGGAAAGCAAACAAGAAAAAAGAAAGCAACTCAAGTAAAGAAACAAAAGATAAAAGGGAATATATGGTCTTATGTTGTTGGTAAGAAAAAAATTGACCATGAGTCGAAAAAACATCCTGCTCCTTTTCCATTCGATTTAGCAACCGACCACATATTAAGTTGGTCAAATGAAAATGATATAATTTTAGACCCAATGTGTGGAAGTGGAACAGTTTTAAAATCGGCAAAATTAAATAAAAGAAGATTTATCGGAATGGACATTTCAGAAGAATATTGTAAGTTGTCTGAATGTCGGGTTACTGATTCTCATTAGTCATAATAAACATGAATTTGATGTAAAGTGTGTTATAGCATTTTAAAATTAAAAGAGTTATCCAAAAAGTTTAAATTTAAACTCCCAAACTCTTAACATTACCAACCGATTATCAAAATACTAATCTCAAATAAATATTAAATTATGATAACACAACTAATTAAAGAAAGGAACGAAAAGCATAATCACCTTATTCCAAAAATAGAAAAGAAATTTACAAGTATGAAATGGAAATTATCAGTTAGTCAAATTCAAATAAAATTTGAATTAGGTTACGAAGTTGCAAGTTATCTATTTGAGAAAATAAAAGAAAATAGTAATATTTTATGTAAGCAATGTTTAAATTTCGACATTTACGGAATGTCATATTCGCAAGGTGTTCATGTATGTTCAAAATGCAAAGAAGATAATTCCGAAAATGATAAAAGGGCTTTTGATAACTATATTCGCCATCGTTAAAATTAACCATAATAAAACACATAGTGTGTGTCTTTGATGTTTTTGTGTGACATTTTAACATTTTTTAACAATTATTATTTTTATATTAAATTATATAGATTATATTTGCACTATAACTATTAAAAATAAACAAAAATGGGTGGTAACATCTTTAACAAAAAATACAATTTCAAAGCTGATAGGATTTCCATATCTGAAAAGGCAGACATCCTATCAGAAATCACACCAATAATAAAAAAACACATCAATGTAAATACGGTAATTGAACCGTCTGTTATTGGTGAAAAAAGGGATTTTGGTGATATTGATTTATTATTAAACGTTGATGATAGTTATATGTTTGATATTGATTTACATGTCCTATATAATGACATTGCAGTACGTGATAAGAACGATGAACCTATAATCGTTCACAACGGTACTGTAAAGGCGTTCGCATACGAATATAATGATAAAATCATTGAAATTGATTTAATTTTTATTAAGAAAAGTAAATGGGATATTGCTACTACTTTTTATAGTAATGACCCATTTGGAAATCTTCTTGGTAAGATGACTAGACTATTCAATATTAAATTTGGATATAATGGGTTATATTATATTCATAAGCATGAAAATGGTAAAATTGAAAATTTACATATAACAGATGATTCTAATATGCTATTTAAATATATTGGATTAGATAAAAATATTTTCAATAAAGGATTCGATACTTATGTTGAATTATATGAGTATATTTCCAAAAGTTCATTATTTTTCACTGAATTATTTTCTCCTGAAAATAGACGACATATAGACAGGAAACGTAATGACAAACGAAGTTCCTTTAAAGAATTTGAGAAATGGATTTCAGATAATAAACATAACTTAAAAAATGAGTTTCCTTCTTACTCATATAGAGAAAAAGAATCATATGTAAATGATTTCTTTCCGCCACATACATTATCAACTAGAATTAATGACAGTTGTAATACTATTAGTAATAATTTAGCAATTAAGAAAAAATTAAATGTCAGATTGTTTCTATCAAAATTAGAGTTAAATCCAGTTAAACATGGAAAAATTATCAGTGAAATTATCAATGAATATAGAAAAACCAAAACAATTAAATATTTATTAGAAACTGATAGTGATGTCTTATTTAATGATGTATTAACGTTAATAAATAAAAAATAAAAATGCCAAGAAAAACATATAGAGAAAAATATAATAGTAATCACGGATATATAACTAGTCGCAAAGTATTAAAAGGTAAATACAAAGGACATATTATCGTATTATATGATAACCGAGACGGTATTGCATGCGGTAATGATGCTGGTAAATATGTGTTTGTCAACGAAACATTATCTTTAATTGGATTTTCAGCTTGTTCTATAAAATCAGCATATATTGATTTGAGACACTTAGCATCAGGTGTAAGTGATTATGAATTTTAACATATCATACAAGATAATAAAACACCACCTTCTTCGTTATCTTCATATCCGTTGGTTAATTCGAACAGTAATTTCTTTAAATTCTATATTCATAATTGTTTGTTTTTGATTATTATCATTGCATAAAGTTTTTTGCCATTTAATAATATTCTATTTTAATAATTCTATTTATCCCTACACCAATCCAACCCACGTAATAGTAGTTGGTATTGCTCCATTTGGATTTGGTACTAAACCAAAATATTGTCCTGTTATAGTTGATAAATATGTTTTATATGCGAGACTTAAACTTTTTGATACTATATTCCCACCTTCTTCAGTTGTATTAGCTTTTTTACCTGATGTAAATGCTTCATACAATAATTTACCAAATACAAGTGGATTTCCTGCTGTTGTCATTATAATTGGTTTTGCAATTGGCTGTGGAGTGGTTGTAGGTGGTATTGGTGGTAATGTTGTGATATTCATATTCGTATAAATATAACCACTTAAAGATGTCGCTAATACTATATATGGAACACTGTGTAAATCTACTATTGATTTTATATTAGTATTAAATAATGTTTGAAACATTATTGATATATCTTCTATTACTGTTTTCGTATTTCGAAACGAACATTTATTACCTGTTGATAGTGTTGCTTTTAATAATACATCGTTTACAAATATTCCTGCGTGTATATTTGCACTTTCTTCAATTGAAGATGGCATATTTGTTATAAACGCACCGTATAAAGATGTTTGAACGTGTGACCAATTAATCATTGTTTAGTTATTTTAAAATTGGTTGATACTATACTACTATCAGATATATCAGCAGTTCGTAATATTATTTTATACACCACATCATTTTTCATTTCGATTGTTAATGATTTTATCTGATGTTCATTCAAGTTATCAAATCTTTCGAACAGTATACTAAATTTACTTTTCATATTAGTTATATTGATATGTTTTATTAGATTAGGTAATATTGATATTTCATCATTATACACAGCTTTAATATTCAGTACTTTAAATTCTATGTTTGTATTCTTTATACAGTAAACAAACTTATCATTTTCATGTGTAATGATTTTACCTAAAATAATAGTCTCTAATAAATTTGTCGATACAATTGTAACTGAATATACATTTAAGTTCGGCATATCAAATGTAGTTTTAAATTCTAGCATTTTCGGTTGTAAATCCTGACAGTATATGTGAAAATTAGTAATATCTGTTTCTATAATTACATTCCCTTTATCATCATTTAAATATATTTTATCCATATGTTTTCATTTTAAAAATTAAATAGATTATTTATTTTATCTTCTTTTTCTTTTTTTATTATATCTTCATTTGATATTAGCCGTTCATTTGCAATGTCACATGAACTTTTATCCAATTCACTCCCGATATAATCAAAATCTAATAATTTACATGCAATTAAAGTAGAACCACTTCCCATAAATGGGTCATAAACAATACCATTTGGAGGTGTTACTAATGTGACCAAATATTTCATTAATGCAATTGGTTTTACAGTTGGATGCGTATTATTTTTACCACGTTCTTTTTTAGATGGTTTTGCACAATAAAAAAAGCGTGAAGCATTGCCGTTATCACCATATTGATTAAATTGATTTGTTTCTCCCTTTATAAAACTAGTATTAGATTTACTATTATTATATGCTGTTTTATCATTTATTACTTTACCACTTTTAGTGTCAGGAAACATATTTTTTACTTCATCACTACCATCATGAATTAAATTAGCTGGAAATCTACCATCCAAAGAACCACCTATAATTGCCTTTGTTACTGATTTATTAAATGATTGACCATCATACATTGTTTTTTTACTATCTACATTTATCTTATTTTGTGCTAACTGTGGAATTGGTGGATTGTCTTTTGTATATGGAACACGACACCCATCAATATTAATTCCACCTGTACCCCATTTTAAAACATTACTTGCTATTGTTTGTTCCGATAACGGTTTTCGTGCAAGTGTAATTGGTTCTAATGACGGTTTAAGAGCTGTACCAAACTTCTCAAACTGAATTGCTTCATCTGTAGATGGTAATGTAGTCATATATGTACCACCTTTAAAGTCTGACATCATACAATTTCGTTTTGACCCTGATTTGCCTGCTACCCCAACTACCTTTCGTTTCGCACCGAGTTGTTTATCAATTGCCTTACTAATATTAAGTGACTTTGGAAATCCACTTGCGTAGACATATGCAATCATATCTCTAATTTCAAATCCAGCATCTTCAATATTAGTTACCATTCGATGCTGTGTACGAGTTCCTGCGAATGATAATAAATGTCCACATGGTTTTAATACTCGTAAACATTCTTTCCATATATCAACAGATGGTATGTCATAATCCCATTTTTTATTCATAAATCGTATCCCATATGGTGGGTCAGTCACAATAGAATCAATTGAGTTATCATCCATTCTCTTCATTGTAACTAAACAATTTTCATTATATAATGTATTTATTTGCATATAAGTCGTATTTCATTTATTTTGAATATATGTTTATCATTTTTTGAAAATAATTCACCAATGAATCTAAAATCATTGAAAAAATATCTTTCAGTCAACACAATAACAATATTATACTCATCATTTGTATTACTAATAATTGCATGTCCAATTGGTATGCCAATTGTGGTAGATATTGGTGTTATATCATCACATTCAATATTTGTTATATTAAATTTAGATATGTTAAAATTAATTGATATTACATTGTCCATATTATTTATTTTAATTTAGTTTTGTATTAATTAGTTGAACTATACTGCTCATAAATGTTATTTCTTTATTCACCACAAATGTTTCTTGATATTGTGCGTCTGCTAATGCTAATATAAGTAATGATTGTTTATTTATATCAGTTGTTATTTTATCCATCTTATCATAGATGTATTTATACATTGGTTGAAAATCTCTTACCTTATTATCGGCAATTATTTGTCTTATTTGTCGAAACATAGTAGTTTGATTTGTACCATCTACTAATATTTTCATAATATCATCCATAAAATCTGTAACTGCTAATGCTGAATTATCAAGTATAAGTTCATTATCAATTACACACATTTGCAGTGTATTTGTTATTTTCCGAATATCTGGATAATATTGATTTAATATGTTGGCAACATCTTCATCTACATATTTAACTTTTTCTACTGCTAATATATGTAACAGCCGTTTCAAAACTTCTAATTTAGATGGAGGAACAACTTCAAATTCTTGAAATCTACTTCTCATAGCACCATCGATTTTTTCAATATAATTAGTAGTAATTACAAATCTAGTTTTTAAACTATATGTTTCAACTATATTTCGTAATATTTGTTGAGCTGGCATTGAAAATCTATGGAATTCGTCCAAGAAAACAATTTTCCATTTGTGCATAGAAACTGTTTGTACGAAACTTTTAATTTTGGTTCTAACTACATCAACATCATTTTCATCAACTGCATTTATGTATAATGGGTCACATGCAATATTATTTATAAGAATATTACCAATCGATGTTTTACCTGTTCCAAATACACCATATAATAAGATATTAGGTATTTCTTGTTTAGTAATAAACGATGATAACTTATTTTTTAAATGTTCATTACCAACTAATTCAGTTAAATCGTGTGGGCGATATTTTTCAACCCAAATGTTATTTATTATCTTTTCCATTATTATAATTATATAAATTAAAAATATTAGTGTTATAACACCCAAATTCCAATTGTAATGTGTTTGTTTATGAAAGTAAATGTTTCAGTCCACATTAAATTAAAAACTCTTACAATTGAGATTTGTCTGTGTTGTGTGTGTATTAACCACAAAATTCAAATCCACATGCAGGACATGATTTACATCCTTCTTTCATTACTAAATTAGCATTACATTGCGGACATTTTTCGTCTATTTTACCATCTGAAGTATAATTTTTACGTAATACTCGTGAAATTGCTTTATAAAATCCTGATATAGCACTATATGATTTATCAATTTGTTCTGTTATATCTGCTACTGAATTTCCACGTCTTAATAATAATGATACCATTCGAGTAAAACCATCTTCTTGTGGTGATTGAAAATGTTGAGCAATATTTTCAATTTCAGTACCATTATATTTTAAATTATACATACCTGATTTAACTTTTATTAATTTACCATCTTTTCTAATTTGCGGTATTGAAATATGTTTCTTTTCAAATGCAAATATTTCATATGGTTTGTCATTAACTAAACCAACTATAACATAATATTTTATCTTATTTGCTTGAATATAATGTATATCACATGGTATTTCTTTTGGTCTATCTGGTGTTACTTCTTTTTTAGAATCAGTTGCAACTAATACACCCGAACGTGAACCATCTCTATAAATAGTCATTCCTTTTAAACCATATTCCCAACCTTTCATATATAAATCTGACACTTGTTTTTTGGTTATATTATTTGGTAAATTAACAGTCATTGAAATGCTATGGTCTATCCATTTATTAATGATTCCTTGCATCCTAATTTTTTCTATGTAATCTATCGTTTGTGCTGTTGCATTATAGTATGGAGATTTTGTTATAATATCATCTATTTCACTTTCTGTTAAATCTTTTAGTTTTTTATTAGTATTATTTTTATTAAACCATTCTTCGAACTTAGGATGAAATACAAGATATTCTTTCCATTTATTACCAACATCATCAATGAAATCAACTGAATCTGTTTCTGTTGCTCTTCTTCGTCTTTTATGTTTAACCATGAAAACAGGTTCAACACCTGATGATGTTTTACTCAATAAACTCAATGACCCATTTGGTGCAATTGTTAAATTTGCGATATTTCTACGACCATATTTTTTATATAATTCAAAAACGTCTGAGTCTATGGTTTCATATAATAATCTATTTATAAAATCACTTTTTTTATCTTTATCAATTGACCAATTTTTAAAAGCTCCTCTTTCTTTAGCCATGTTTATTGAAGATTCATATGACGATTTTGCTAAATCTATAAATATTTTTTCTGAAAATGAAGTTGCTTCGTGTGTTCCATATGTATATCCGAGCATTGCTAACATGTCAGCCAATCCAGTTATACCTAATCCTGAACGTCTACCATCAGTTGCTTTATCTAATATTTTTTTCCATAAGGAAATTTCTCTAAATTTCACATCGGCATTCTCAGGGTCTTGTTCAATTTTTTGTAAAATCGAATTTATTTTTTCTATTTCTAAATCAGTTATATCGTCCATCAATCTCTGAGCTTTAATCGCTACATTTTTGAATTGTTCAAAATCAAACATACTTTTTTCAGTGAAACTATTTTTAACAAAAGCAGTTAAATTAATAGATGTTAATCTACAACTCTCTGAATCTGATAGCGTTAATTCAGAACATGGATTAACCCCCTGTAAATCAAACCCTTCGTAACCATCGGAAGGTGATTCTCTTTTTATTTTATCCCAATATAACAATCCAGGTTCGGCTGAATTCCAGCTTGCATTTATAAATTTGTCCCATATCTGTTTAGCGTTTACCTTTTTTCTTATCCAAGACTTATCTGCCATTTGAAATTTCAATTCAAATTCATTATTTTCTTTAACAGCTAACATAAAATCATCTGTTATTTTAATTGATACATTTGCCCCTGTTACTTTTGTTAAATCTTGTTTTATTGAAATAAAATCTTCAATTTCAGGATGACTAACATCCATTGTAATCATTAGTGCGGCCCTACGACCTAAAAGAGAAACTTCTTCAGTTGTATGACTAAATCTATTCATAAAACTCACTGCACCAGTTGTTGTTAAGGCCGCATTATTAACTTTAGAATTTTTGGGTCTTAAAAATGACACATCAATTCCGACTCCACAATTATGAGTTACGATTCCGCCAAAATTACCTGCATAAAAATTATGATTACCATCGACTTCAATATCAATATATTTAGAACTATCATTATCTATACTTACATTCGTAACAAAAACACGTTGATTAATCTCATTATACTTATCATTATTTATAATATCATGTTTTAACAGTATATTTAAAGCACTTATACCTAATCCATTATTACCTTTCACAGTATCAATAGCACTTTGCAATTGTTTCCGTTTAATATTAAATTCTTTTGGTGCTTTGTTGTTTCTATTATATTTATAAAATCCTTTAGAACTATAATTATTCAACATTTCATTATGTTCTTCTTCAGTTATAAATCTTTTATACGAATGAACCGTTATTTTATTTTCAATAAGACGTTGTCTTTTTTTATCATGAATAAGATATTTTAATATATTAGAATAAAATTCAACATCTTTATGAAATCGTAATGTATAAAGCGGTTTCCATTTTGAATTGCGTTTGTCAATCTTAACACTCACATGACAACTGATACCATTATATAACAGATAAGAATTTATTTCATCTATCATTGTTTTTGATGTTAGTGTTAACGATAATCTACCATCTGCTGTTACTGTTCCATCTGCATCTATTAAACCTGCTATGAAAGGTATCCATAAATTATTATTTTTTATAAAATTTGGAGTAAACATTGAATATGTTTTTTTTCCACGCTGGTTATCCAAATATCTAACTAATACATCGTTTAAAGATTTTTTATTATTAGTATAGTCCCATACATCAACTAAATAACCTTTCTTTTTAGATAACCCATATTTTGCAGTTGAGCCTGTTATGTCATTCAAAATAGATGCATACTCTGCAATACATTTTTCATTATCCCCTAATATTCTAAAACGTAACTTATTTTTACCACATGTACCATCTCCCAGATGATGTCCTGTGAACCATGCAATATCAGATAATTTTTTATCAAAATTATAAACATTATAATTATTTTTAGTCAAAGATGATATACAAATATCACCTTTTTGTATATCTCCTGCATTTTTATAAACATATTCTCCAATTTCAGAAAATGTCAAAACTGGATGTTTTTTTGATGTTTTTAATTGGCTTCCATTTGATAGTTTTATTATTATTCTATCATCTTTATCAACAAAAGTATCAAATTTATCAATTACCTTTTTATATTCGGATTTTTGGGTTTTAGTATTATAAGATAACACCATATCACCTTTAGTAATATTTTTTATTCTTAATAATCCATTATTTAAAGTCATCACATGTGAATTTTCTTCGACACATCTTCTTTTGAAAAGGTGAACTAATTCTTCATCTAATTTCATTATCCCTCCATAACTATCATTGTTATCATGATGTATATAAAAGCAATTACTAAGACTTGTTAAATATTTATCATTGCCAATACCAAATAAATTAGAACCAGCAGGTATGACATATTTAAAGTCTTTTAATAATTCAAATATTTCATCTTCGCCCATAGGGTTAGGATATTTTTTTTCAACACGTGCAAGTTCACTTGCTATTCGATGATGCATGTCATCAGGTGTTAATTCGTAATAATTATCATCGGAATCTTTCAATGCGTATTTCTTCATCCATACATCGGTTGCTAATACATCATTATCAAAATATTTCATTGTTTCATCATGTACAGTGGAGTGCGAATATTTTTTCATATGTTATAAAGTGTTTAATAAATTAGATTTTTATAATAATAAACGTAATTAAAAAAACATTTTAAACATCAAGATAATAAAAAAAATCCCAATTATTTGGGATTTTTTTGCGGAAGATGTAGGATTCGAACCTACGCATCAGCTATTAACCGAAGACTCTGATTAGCAATCAGGCACATTACCAACTCTGTCAATCTTCCTTAATTATATTTGTCCTACTGACCAGGTTCGAACTGGGACTACATGTTCCACAAACATGGATGCTACCATTACACTACAGTAGGGTTTTTGTTTTATTTTAAAATCTGAGCGTGTCGTGAGATTCGAACTCACGACACGCATTAACGATTGTAGTATTATTTTTTACCATTCTATAAATAACATAATTTAAAAATTAAAGTTAATATAATAATTGTTAAAAAATATTAAATTTTTATGTGATACTAATATAACAATATATAATACTAATATAAAAGATAACAAAAGTCTGGGATTTCCTGTAAATATTCATCGCCTTCATAAAACAAAAGAATGTATTTATTTTCGTTTGCACCTTTTTCTGATTGAGAATAATAGCCTTTTGGTGTAAATCCTTGTTTTTTTAGCTACTACTGCTAATGTATCTGGTAATACGATTAATGTTTTCATTGTTTTATTTGTTTAATAATATTTTTAAACTCTTTTTCTGTAAAAGTTAATTCTTTTTCGTGTGTTGTTAAATTTGAAAAATCAACACAACTAATTACTATTACGATTGCATTATCTTTTTCTTCAATGCTTAAGATTACACTTTCTTCATTTTTATGAATATAAGTGATAAAATTATTACATTCTTTTATTGTTAATTTTTTCATAATATTATTTTTTTTTATTAATGTAAAAACTTAAATAATTATTTTGAATGTTTAACTCTTCTATTTCTCCATCATATTTTAAAATCATTCGAGCATATAATTTTAATCTTTGGTCAGCTTTCGTTTTGATGTTTGATAATTCAAATCCTACTTTTTCATAAGCATTAAACGTATTCATTATCATATTCTCAAAATCAAACATATTACTTTCACAATCTAAAGTAATTAATTCATCTTCATCTTTATCATATCCTTCATATTTCCCATTTCCTAAATATTCAAAATCAATATAATTTGAATAAAAATATTCAGGATATTCAAATAAATTATTATCTTTTATATCCTTAATTTGAGCTATTATTATTTCATCATCTGTAGCTCCTTGTGTATAAAATCTATTAATTTGATTTTCCTTTGCAAATTTCAAAACTTCATTGTGAATAAAAGAAAACAATTCAAAAGCAGTTTTTAATCCAAAATTTGTAGCTGAATTAGTTCCATTATAATCAAAATGAACTTGACCGCTTCCGTATTTATTTTTAATTAAAAGGATTGTATAATTTTTATATTTTATTTCCTTTCTCATAATTTCCTTTTTCACCTCAGCTTTATTGCTTTTTAGTATGACAAAGATACAAAACTTATTTTGAATAAAAAAATTTTTTTTTCAAGTTTCTTTTATTTATTTTCCGATACAATGATAAAAGCCTAAAAATAAAGCTCCTAACATTGTATTTAAAACAAAAAAATCAAAAAAGATTTTTCAGTTTAAATACATTTTCGTTATGTGCAACTAAAATAGCGACAGCATAGCTGGATTGTTTTATTTTTTAACTTCCAAAAATTGATTAAAAATGTGTAAACCTAATTCAGAATTGACAGCATTTCTTTCAGTTTTATGTTTTTTACATGCTGGTTGATTTTTCCCATTCATTCTACCAATGTCATTTGTTGGTTGTTTTATTTTTGGGATATTGAAGTTTGACCAAAAATAATGTCTTCCTATTTGTTGCGGATTAAGAATAGGTTTATAATAGCTTATTACATTTTCAACAACGAAATAACCTTTAAAAAATGCAGATAAAAAGATTATTTCTTGCCATAATTTCATATCCGGGTATCGAATTATTCCTTTTGGATTTAGAAAATAATTAGTTCGAGAATGAGTTGGGCATGGGGGGCTTGACCAAATAAAATCAAACTCTTTATAATTTTCCAATAAAAATTGATGAGCGTCATCAATAATTATTTTATCATTTGGAAATTGCTGTTTATATTTATCTGCAATTTGGTTATCATTTTCTACTGCAGTGATATTACAGTTATTCCAAAACTTTCGATTACCTCCAATACCTGCGTATAAATTTAATACTTTAATCATAATTTTTAAATTTAAGCACATAACATTTGCTTGAATTTCACAGGCTTACATTATGCTGTTAATTTACATCTGTGTTATTTTTGGACTTACTACTTTTAATTTACGTTGTGCGTTAAGTCGCAACAGTTCAATTAAGTTAGCCGTTAGCAACAATTAAAAGTTAGCTGTAAGTGCTTTTATAACAAACGGCATATATTCTTTCTGTTGATAATCCCAGTTATGTTCGATTTGACCAACTTGCAATTGAACTTTTTCAAGAGCTTTAAATAAAGGTTGAGCCGAATGGATTTTAATAATTTGTGCATAAACTTCCATACATCTCGAAATTATTGTATTAAGGGGTAAGTCTGGCATATATTCTTTGAAAAATAGTCTGTATATATTCCATTGAATTTGGTCTGTACCAAAATCATTGTTTAACATTTCGACTTGTTCATCGATAAAAATTTGAATATCCATTTTTTTTAATTTTAAAGTTATTAATAAATAAAGTTGCTAACATTGCGTTTGAAGTCATTTATTTTTTTCTGCTATTTAATAAGAAGACAAGACTCATTTACCAATATTTAATTGAATTTGGATGATGTTTTTTAATTTATTAAATTGTTAGTATTTGTAAATGAAAATCAAGAAGTTATCCGTTATAGCTAATTTAAACTACAACTTTTTTTATAACTATTATATTATTTTAATTTTAAATTGCGTTTTATGTTTTTTCAATTCATTAAAAAATGATGTATCCTTGATATCGTCCACAGTCGGATATAGTGTTTTATCAATGAAATATACAATATAATTAACATGTTCAAACATATGTATTAACCGTATAAATCGTTTTTTAACTGTTTGTGTATATATATCATAAATATTAATTGTAAATGGGTTTCTCTGTTTATAATAAGGTGTATATTCGCAAAATGAAACATCAAATTCCCTACAATATTTACGAATAAGAAAATCTATATTTGATTTATAATTATCATTATTATATTCACCTCTACCAAATATCGTGATATTATCATCTTTATATGATTGTTTTATATTAAATATGAAATCCTTTATATATATTGGGTTATTTGTTTCTCGATATCCAGTTATTAACACTTTAATCATATAGTCAATTTAAATTTATTACAGTATGGTGTCCCTTTATATTCGCAGAAAAAACAATTGTCACTATTATCAGTATTATTAAAATCTTTGTATATACATACCGTTTTCATCAAACACATCAAATATGAAATCTCTGAATTCATTGAATAATTCGTTTTCATTTATTTTGGACAAATTTGGTGTGAATACATTAACTTCACCAGTCCCATATTCTAAAAACAAATATTTAATTTCAATATCATTTTCATCAATATTTGATATTAGTGATAGTAATTTTTTATATAATATTAGTTGGAATAATTTATATTTGTTTTTCTTATCAATAATAGTCCATCCTTTATTACTAGATTTTATATCAAATATTATGTATTTACCATCAATTGTTTTGAATAACATGTCGATGAATCCAATTATATTAATATACCTAAACCGAGCATCTGCACCAAGAAATGATAAATCACATTTTAATTCGTATTCTGATTTAATATATTGCAGTTCGGGGCTAATAAGTTCAGTTCGGTTGCTAACGAATTTTTGTAATACCACTTGACTTTGTACGAAAAAATCATTCAACTCTGTTGAATTGACAAATGTTTCTTGAAATTTATCAGATTGAATTTTAATGTTTTTTTCAATATATGAAAATAATATATCACTGTAATTGTATTTAATTGGAAATTGTTCGTCATAATACTGTTGAATAGTTTCATGAATAGATGTTCCAATTAAAGTATAAATAGAGGGTTGCCTAATCGACAGCCCTTCTATGTATGTTAGTTCATATTGTTTTTTACAATTGACATATTGCATGTATTGTGAATATGATACTTGTTTACGCATTATTATTTGATAATTTTGTTTTCTTTAATTTTTGGTTTAATATTAACTTCAAAATTTTTATTGATGTGTCCACATTCTTCACAAGCAAATGTTACAATTGGAAATACTTCTTCTCGACCACTTTTAGATATGGTTTTGGGTACTGTTCTTAGATAATAAACTTGTTTGAATAATGTATTACTGCAATTTTCACATATAATTTCACCAGTAAGACTTAAATCGATTTGTTGTTGTTGTTGTTGTTGATTCATTTTTTTTTATATTTTTATTAATATTGCATTTCTTCGGGTTTTGTTTCAGTAGGAATATCCACAATTATTGCATTAGTCATCAAAAATGTTGATGCTAGTGATGTTGCTTTTTGTAATGCTGTTTTTACAACTTTGGTTGGGTCAATGACACCATCTGTAATCATATTAACATATTTTTTAGTTTTAACATTGAATCCATCGTTTAATTCAATTGGATTATTTTTATTTTCAATTGCTGTTAATAAATCATTCGATGTATGTAGTTCACTCCAAATAACATCACCATTCAATCCAGCATTATCGATGATTTTCATAAATGGTTGTTTAATTGCTTTTAACATAATATTTCGTGAGATAACATTTTCAAGAATATCACTTGAATATTCTGTTTCATTTTCAAGTTTATCCCAGATTTTCATCAATGCAATTCCTCCACCTGGTAACACACCGTCTTCAATAGCTGATTTAGTTGCATTTAACGCATCTTCTATTCTAAACTTTTTATCTTCAATTTCCACATCACTTTCACCACCTACATTTATGATTGCTACACCACCTGACATTTTACCTAAACGTTCTCTATAACGTTGTTTTTCATAATCAGATACTGATTTTTCTATTTGTGATTGTAATTGGTCTATTCTCAACTCGATTTTCTCCAATTCACCATTCCCATCAATTATAGTACTTTGTTTGTTAGTACTTGTGAATGAACGGCTAGTCCCAAATACATTATTTATAGTCTGAATTAGTTCTCCATCATCATTAAACACATCATCAGTAATATTTTCAATCTCCATGCCACGGTCAGCACTTACAACAATACCATTTGTCAATGTTGCCATATCTTGTAACATTTCTTTTCGTAAATCACCATATCCAGGTGCTTTAACTGCACATACATTTGCAATACCTCTAACTTTATTAACAATCAATATTGACAATGCTTCATTACTAATATCATCTGCTACAATGACAAGTGGTATATTATGAGTAGCTGAATATTCAAGTAATTTTAATATTTGAGTAACTGTTTGTAATTTACCATCGAAAAATATATAACGAGGATTATCAAATTCAACTTGTAATGATTGTTCATTATTAATAAACAATGGTGATAAATACCCACTATTAAATTGCAATCCATCCACAATTTCCAATTCATCTAATCCAGTATTACTTTTTTCAACAGTAATTACACCATCTGTCCCAACTGATTTAAATGCTTCTGAAATAAGTCTTCCAATTTTATCATCACCATTTGCAGATATAGTTGCAACATTTTCATAATCATTTTCATCAACAATATCTTTCTTCATATTATCAAGTTCATCAATAATCACGTCTTTTGTTTGTTCTAAGCCACGTTTTAAATCAAACACATTGATATTAGTGTCAAGTCGTTTTAATCCTTCTGTAATAATAGAATGTGTCAATACAGTTGCAGTTGTTGTTCCATCACCAGCAATTTTATTTGTATGAATTGAACTGTTGATTATGAATTGTGCACCCATGTTTTCAACACTATCTTCTAACTTTATTGATTTTGCTACTGTTACACCATCTTTAGTTGAAATTATTTTTCCATTTTCAGTTTCAATTAGTACATTATGACCATTCGGTCCTAATGTTGAACTAACTGCTCCATACACCTTATCAATTCCTTTTTTCATTTGTGATAATGCATCACTTTCATATACAATTTTTTTTGTATTCATTTCTTTGTTATTATTTTTTTGTTATTATTATATAAATTAAATAAATTAAAAAATCCATGTTTATTAAACATGGATTTTTATATAAATCTAATATGAAAATTAAATATTACATACATTTTTAACATCTTATAATTTAATTATTATATGAAAGATACATCAAGCGTTTTGTTATGAGTAATCAGGCCTATTTCGGATTATCCAATTAACTAAATCCTTATAATTAATACTTGTTTTTTCTTCATGACCCTTATTATCTTTTGTTATTAACATGTCTAAATTATACCAGTCTTCTTCAATCTTGATAAACTCTTTTGCTTCTTTGCCCTTACTTTGTGTATATTCTCTATATAACTTTCTTCCATTCATAATTCAATATTTTAAGATTAATATTTCATTTATTCGATGCTGAAATGTTTCAATAAGGTAACTATAACAGCGTTTTTGATGTTATTTGGTTCTAAAAACTCCCAAAACATCACAAACACGTATTCGTTATCAGCAACTAAATATCTACTACTGGTAAATCTGAAATGTTATTGTTACCAGAAAAACACCAAACTAAATTAAAACTACGAGCAATTACTTTAATAGCTTTTTTTTGTGGATATTCTTTTTTTTGATTTTTAGACCATGAAAATATATTTCTTCCAGACAACCCTTCTCCTATATATTGGTCACCAGCTTCTAATTTCACTTCCTGTTTTGTGACTAATATATTACCACTACCACTTGTCCAATTTTCTACGGTTTTATATTCCATACTATTACTTTTTATATTGTTAATAATTTAAATGTTAAAAATAAAGTAGATAACAGTGTCAAACACGTATTCGTCATGGTTAATTTAGACACTACATAATTGAAACGCTATGTCAATTCTTTCGACATTGACATTTTTCCCATTATCATCACATGCTTGAATAAATGCCTGTTGCATCATTAGAGATAATAAATTTTTCGTAGCTTCTGGATATTTAGTAAATTTTCTGAGACTCTATTGTTTGCATATTCTTTTGCAGATTTCCCAATATTCTCACTACTTGTAAATTCAGCACCTTGTATATATGCTGATTTTACGATTAACTTAATTAATTGAAATGCATTTCCACGCAATGTTGGAAACGATTCTCTAACCTTTTTATAAGCATAATTTTGTGATTTTTCATCAATACTTTCCATAATTCTAAATTTAATAAGATTAATAATTTGTTGCAAATGTATAGATAATAATTGAGTTTTTATAAGTAGCCAAATGTATACAATTTAATGTACATTTGGCTACTTATAATTAAAATATGTTTATTCATATTCACCTAAAACAGCCCGATAAAGTCCACTGAACATCATTTTTATAAATTCAATATCAATACCTTTATTAACCAATTTTTCAGCATATAATTCAAATGTATCATTTCCGCCCGACCACCATTCAAAAACTTCTTCGTCATTTATCCACCTTTTCAATTCTGATATTTTCTCCCTTTTTGTACTATTTACTTTTCCCATTTTAATATATTTTTATTTAAACATGATTACTTCAATAATTCACATATACCATTTACCAATTCTTGATATGTTGCTTTATCTTCATACATTTTATCCATATCAACACCATTCCACTTACCATCATTAAATATAGAAATCATTAATTTACCTGTGTCTTAACATAATATAATATTATGTCTAATTTCACCTTCATTTGGAACAAGTTTGTTTAATTCTCGTAAAAAATTATGTACGTATTCAAAATGTTTCATTTTTTATTTTTTTTATTATTATTATAAACTAAGTAATTTTATTTGACAATAATTTTACTAAATTCATTTTCTTTTGTTATGTCAATTGGCATATCAATATCATCTTTCATTGTATCAATATGTGAAACAATTATAACATATTTATATACTTGTTTTAAATAATCAAATAAATTTGATACTTTTGTTATATTGTCCTTATCAAGTGATGCCCATCCTTCATCAACAAACATGAACTCTGTTTTAGGAAGGGTTGTAATTTTACTCAGTGCCATTCTCACAGCAATATTACTAATAAAATTTTCCATACCACTATTTAATTCTAATAACCATCGTTTATTTCCATAACAAATGTAAATATTTATATTTGTATCTGACATCTCAAAATCCAATGTAAAATTAGTTATTTGTGATAATATCTTATTAGTTTCAGTATTTAATTTCAATATTACGTTTGACAATAATTGGAATGGTATTCCTGTATGATGGTATAATTTACTATAATATTCTAATATTTTCAAATCCTGTTCTAACACTTCCAAATTAACACGCTTCACATATAAATCTTTGAGTTTTTCTTCTATGACATCAGCTTTAACACCAATTTGATTTATCTGTTGTTCTACATTTCTACGTTCACTATTGAAGTTAAATAATACACTATTAATATCATTCAGTTTAGTTTGATGTATTTGGTTTTGTTCAATTATATTTTTAGATGTATTATATTGATTTATTTGTGTATTAGCTGTTAATAGTTTTTCATTTTTAGTATTTATTTCACTTGTCGTTAATTTAATATGGTTCTCCAATTTCACAACTTTACTATTCAATTCATTAATATCTTGACTGATTATAGTTAAGTTATTATGACGTTTCACAGATTCTTCCAATTGAACATTTTCATTTACTAATTTAGTAATATCATTGTTCAATTGAATAATTGTTTGTTTATTGGCAGAAAAGTCAGAATTAAATTGTGATAATCCATCCGATTGTATTTTGTTGTTAGCTAAACATACATCACAATTATCAGTATCATATTCAAATTTAGAAATGATTCCGAGTGACTGTGTTATGGTATCATTTCTCAATGATAGTGTTCTTAATTTAGTTTGTAATTTACTTATATTATTTACATTATCATTATATGTATTAAATTGCTTTGTTAGTTCATTGACATCATATTCAATTATGGATTTATTTTTATCATCAATATCACTTTTTAATTGGCTAATTAATATATTAACTTCTTCACACTCTAAAGTTTTGTCGGATATAAATGTTTCATATTGTTGAATATTTTGTTTAATAGCAGTAACATTTATATCTTTAACATCAATATTTTTTATTTTAGATTGTATATCTGTTTTTAATATTTCATATGATTTTATATCCAAATCATATTGTTTCACATCTTTATCAAGAGCAATTAATTGAGATTTATATTCTTTGAGTTCTTGTTCGTATTTATTAATAGTGGTGATTATATTTTCACTTAATAATAAATTAAATTTCACTTTGCTTTCTTTTACCAATGATTGTACACTTTTATGTAGTTGCTGGAAAATGTCTAAACCAATAAAATGATTTAATAATACACGTCTTTCAGTTTGTGTTTTGCGTATAAAATTAAACGAATCGTCTTGTTGTAATACTATATTAGTCATTACAATATTCTCATATGTACCAACTATTGCACGAATTTTTTTAACAGTTTCTCTTCTTTGCTCACCATTTAAACTAACTTGTACATTTTTATCAGTTAATTTATAAAAATTAACAGTAAAATGTAACTTATCTTTAGAATCTAATTTACCATTTTTTTCAATTATATATGTCTCATTATCAACTTCAAATGTTAATTTAGCATCAAAGAACCGAGTGTTTATATTTAGATAATCTAGTGTTTTATTAGTTTTACTTGATTTATCATATAATAAAAATAATAGTATCTGCATAATACTACTTTTCCCCTGTCTATTTGGAGCAAACAATCCAACTATACCATTCATAGAATCGAAGTTAATATAATTACCTGTTCCATAACTAAACATATTATTGAATGTCATTTCTTTTAGTTTTATCAAACTACCGTAATTTGTATCTGGTTGTTGTAGAAATGTTTTATTTAAATTATCATTCAACTTAAATATCTTTTGCAATATATCATCTTCTAAATCATATCCTAATATTTGTGAATGCATATTTTTAATTAACTCATTTTGATATGATACTTGTGTTATATTAGATTGTGTATCTAGTATATCATTTTCAGCTTTTAAATTAGATATTTCACTATCTTTACTATCAATATCAAGTATAATTAAACTTTGTAAATTAAAATGTAATTCTACCTTTGAAATAAAATCATCAATGACTAATCTATCACTATTATCATTTTTTATTCGTAATGATAAGTTTTTCGGAAACTGTGAAATCATATCATCAAATGACAATTCAATAAATTTATCATCTGAAACTGTTATTAGTATATTATCAATATAATAAACAGTTCTAAAACCATAATCACTTTCAATTGGTATGAATTTATTTGTATTGTTTTTTACATCCCATTTGAGAATACCATGTGTATTACTCTCACCAAAATTTTGCTGTACTAAACTTCCACTATATGAAATCATAATTATCTATTTTAAAGTTTGTTGTAAATGAATGTCTCCTAATAATGTATGGTCGAAATGCATAAACATATTAGTTGTTATTTTTTCTTCAGCTAATTTATAACCTAAATCAGTAACAGCACCTTTTACTGTCCCATGATACATTGCATATGATTTTCTATTATTATCTGAATAATATTCTTTATAATAATCAATCATTTCATTATATTTTTCAATCCCATCTAATACAGAAAAAACCACTAAATCAATAGAATTATTAATAGTGTATATTCCACTTTCTTTAAGATAATATAAATTAGATTTAACTTCGGAATCTAATTGTATATTATTTATAATTGGCTCTAATGCATCCAATCTATTTCTATTACTTAAATTAGTATCGTGATTACCAGTTATTACAAATGTAGGATTTATCCTAGATAAATTTATAAAAAAATCACTCGTTATTTGTATTAGTTCGGGTGACATTTGTGTCTTCGTATGTACTATATCACCACATACACAATTTATTGAATTAGTGTGTTTAATCTCCGAATACAACTTGTCAAATACAGATAAATATTCATCATGACGTTTGGTATTTCGTATATGTATATCCGAAATATGGAAGATATTATCAATATCTTCAATTGGAATTGTTATGTTTTCTAGTCTCATAATATTAAAAATTAAATAAATTATTCATTTTGTTTTCTTGTTTTTTTATAATATTAGTTTGCATTATACGTTTTTCTGCAATTTTACAATAATCAGGATTTATATCAATTCCAATCCATTTGCGGTTCAAACGTTCTGCAACCATCCCAGTTGTACCTGAACCCATAAATGGGTCCAAAACAACACCGTCAATTGGACATCCTGCTTCAATCATTCTTTCAACTAATGTATCGGGATATACTGCAAAATGTGCTTCTGAGAATGGTTTTGTAGGGATATTCCAAGTTGTTCTCATATTTCGCATTGGATATATTTTGTCTGGTATTCCTTTTGCTCTATTTTCATGCATACTATGTGTTTTTTGCCCTTTATCTTGTAAATTTTTAAAAGACCATCTATTATGCTTACCAATACTTACATCTTTATTACCACCTTTATATTTTATATCTTTTCTTCCATCATAACCAGTTGCAATTTCAAATTGCTGTTCAAATTGATATTTTTTGTTTTTAACAAAGAAGAAAATAGGTTCAAAATCAACCGTAATCCAACCACGCTCAATCATTTCAATTGAAAATTTATATGGAATCATCAAAAGACTTTTATTCATGCGTGTTTTTCGGTATTGTGCAGATTTATTACTTCCATTTGGCATTACATAAACTTGCTTTGAATTTTTAATATACTTTTCTGTATCTACTTTTGTTGTTGTCCCTGCTCCACTTCCTGCATACGTATCACCTAAATTTATAAAACATGTACCATCTGATTTTAATACTCTATATATTTCGTCATATATATCAATCAATTTAGCAATGTACAATTCGGGTGTTTCTTCCTGTCCTAATTGACCATCTACACCGTAATCACGCATTGCCCAATAAGGTGGACTTGTAATGACACTATCAATACTTTCATTCGGAATATTTTTTAATTGTGACAATGTATCATTAACATATAAAATTCCACTTTCAGTTTCAAAATATTTATTTTCAGTTGGGTATTTTTTCATTATTAGAAATTAAATAAATTATTTACTTTAGATTTGTTTTCTTCTACTCGTTTAACAGCAATATCAAAATATTTTTTATCTAATTCGATACCTATAAAATTTCTATTTAGATTTTGACAGGCTATACCAGTTGTTCCACTTCCCATTGTATTATCTAAAATTGTATCATTTTCGTTTGTGTAAGTTTTTACTAAATATTCTAATAATGCAACTGGTTTTTGTGTAGGGTGGTAAAACTTCCCTTTCTTATGCTCTTTTGATATAGTAATTATTGATGTTGGAAATTTCTCATCAGATATTATAGTTGGTGTTTCAACAAAATTACCATAACAACTATTCTTTTGTGGCGTTTCCATATTTCCCTTGCTATGGTTTCTTTTGTGTGGTTCACATTTTGTCATTTGAGGGTTGTATGTTGGTAATTTTTTATAGAATACACATATATCCTCATGCTGTCTGAGTTGCATTCGCTTTGAATTTAAGAACCCAGTTTTAGCAACTTTGTCCCAAATTAAATTATATCGCCAATATTTTTTATTGCTTATCATTAATTGTGCTGAAAACATACCTTGTCCAAATAATACAATCGCACCATTAAGTTTAATTATTCTATTATATTCGTTCCACAACATATCAAAAGGAATTACGGAATCCCATTTTGCTGATTTATTGCCTTTATTTAATACCCCATAAGGTAAATCACAAATAATAGCATCAATGCTTTTATCTGGTATGTTTTGCATTTCAATAAGACAATCACCTTTTATTAGTTGTATCATAATAATAATTTCATTATAGTTTCTAAATTTATATTCACATTATTTCGTAAAATATATTCCATACTCATTTCATATCCCATATCAGCAATATCTCCATCTGAATCTAGTAATACTACATTAACATTACTAATACCTTTTTCATACAAATATTTAGCTTTCAAAATCGAGTCAAATTTCGCATCAGGGTCGAAAACTACATATACAGGTGGTTGATGTTGCTGTAGCTTATTTAATAGCTTAGTATTGATATTTTTGCCTAATAATGGAATAGCATTGTATCGTAACGCTATCGCATCAAATACTCCTTCAACTAAAAATATGGGTAAATTCCAATTAATTAAATGTTCAAAAAATATAATATCAGTATGAGATATTTTTGGTTTAATATATGGAATATATTGATTGTCTGTGTAGTCTCGTGTAATATACGATATAAATTTAAATTCATCATTATATGTTGGTATCACAATTCTATTATACAATTGTTTATCATTTATAATTGTATGTTCAAAGTAATGAATTTTATATCGCTCTATCTCATATTTAGTTACATTTCTATTTTCCAAATATTTAATTGCACGTTTATATTCTATACTATCATTTATATTATTATACAATGGTTTAAAATCTCGATTAAATACTAATGTTTTATGATTATTAGTAAAAATACTATCTATATCTGACTTTACATATATTGCATTTGATTTGTTATTTGATACTAGTTTATATAAATCTGATATTATGTTTTGATTGTAATCTAGTTTTTTAAACAAATTTGCCAAATGATGCCCACCTTCACCACAAACCCAACAATGCCAATATCCCATTTTAGTATCGTTTTTACTAATATTCACTTCTAATTTCTTCTTAGGATGGTTACAAAATGGACATATAAATGCTACATTTGAATCACTTGTCTTTTTGTAATCTCCAAGAAATGGTTTTATATATTGCAATAGTTTTATGTTATGACTCATATTTAAAATAAAATCAATTAAAAAATCGAAAATTACACCAATATTAATAAAAAAGTTATTTTATTTATAAAAACATAATACATAGTAAATTTTTAATCAACAAAATAGCAATTATGGATATACAGTATTTTCCACATTTCATACGAACAAATTATACAAACGCTAAAATTGAAGACACTGTTGCAATTGAAATAGGTTGTGTGTTTAAGTCGTATCTTGAAAAAAAATTGTGTCATAACCAAAAACTACTGAATGAGATTTCGAATAATAATCCTACCGAAGTTATAAAAAAAAACAAGGACACCCTTTAAAAATAAATGGTTACGAACCTGCATTATTAGAATACTTCAATATATTTATCGAATTGGAACAATCTAAAATATCGGATGTGTTGTTGTAATAAAAAATAAATTGAAAATCACTCTTGGAAAGGGGGGGGTTATAAAAAACTTATTTATGTGGTATAATAATTTTAAAATTGGTGGTATTATTTGATACGATATCAATTATAAATATATTAAGAATGGTAAAACCATTGATTTTGTGTTAACTGACGAAATTTTCAAAAATATGGAAAAATATGAAGATGGTACAAACTTTCATAATATGAGAGTTGTAAATCATCCTTAATATATACAAACTAAAGAATTAGCATTTATTAACAATAATTAATGTATATCTGTAGTATGAATTTAGAAAAAATTAAAAAATACAAAAAAGAAACTATATTTATAAACAAACAAACAAACAAAAAAATATGAGTGAATTATTAGATGATTTAGGAACAGTTGCAACGTGTGCTGAAGAAATTGCTGATGCAATTGAAAATCTCGAACCAAATGGTGAATGGGTAATAAAATCATAAATTGTACAATGGTAAATAAAAAAAAGCAAGTTATACTTGCTTTTTTTTTATTTAATAGGTGTATTAGTTCTAATTCTATCTACTGCTTTTTTAGTTTTATCAAGTAATGGTTTGTAATTTTTATTTAACATTTCTTGTAATAGTGGACTATTTTCATATTCTCCATTGCCCATCATATCATTACTTTGTGCCATAATCCCACTTTGTGGAACTTGATTCACTGCTGGTTGTTGATATGAAGCGTTTAATTGCTGTGGTTGTTGGTTATTGTTACCACGTTGAACATGTTCTGTTAATTTTCTAATTTGCTCACGTTGTTTTTTCAATTCAGTTATTAATGGACTAACCAGTTGTTGAACTTTTACATTTACAATTTGAGTTACAATTTGATTTAATTCTTTCTTTGTCATAATTTTTGTGTTTATTCTGTGAATATTTTTTTACTTAAAATATATTTAGATGTTTTTAATTTAATTTGTAGATTTAATAATTTTGTCAATGTAGTTGGTAATGGTGGTGTTGATGGTCCGACCGCAGTACCAACTGTTAATGTTGTTATGATATTAATAATTTCATCAAGCGTATTTAATATTTGCTGACCAAGTACAATTGGTTCTTTTTCTTTACTCGCACTTACTCCTCCTATATATATTTTATTACTATTTAGATTTATATATTTATCGCTATTAATAACTATATTGTCATTAGATATTAAATTTATACTTTTATTTGCACTTACAACAACACTATCAGTTTTAGCATTGAATATCAGTCTTCCACTATTAAAAATAAGTTGTGGTTGATTATATTTATTTACTAATTCAGGTTTATAATTTGCTACGAATCCTTTTTGTTCCTTAGCAACGAGTTCGATTGGAATTGTCTGTGTAGATGTTAGCCAAATATTACTATCATCACGGTTTATATCCTCTAATCTAAAACCAAATGATTTTTCAGTATTACGTGTATTATTTATTATAATTAGTGGGTCACCTGCTTTACCTTGTTTAGACCATTGATTATCTTTATTTGGTAATGTTGTATTGGTGAATCGAATACTATTATTATAACGACCCTGTAATATATAGTCACCTTCAAATGGCTTTAATTTATTAACAGATGGTTGTTCAGTAAAATATTCCCCTAATATTATATTTTGATTCTTTTTACTGTTCACACCAGTAAAATTAGTATAATCATTCTGTTTTTCTCGATTTGTACTAATAGTTGAAAATGGTAACGCATTATGATTTGCTAAATTCCATACACTAATTGGATTGTCATAGTAATAAGTAGTAGATTGATTAGTTGTTCCTGTATGTGGACCAATCGATTTATATACCATAACAATTTCATATCGCAATGGATATAATTGATTATTTCCGTTTGCTGGTTTTGCTATTGGTAGTGCTGTGTATTTTTTATTATAATCAGTGAATAAACGTCTAATAATAACAGAACCAATATCCATATCAGTACTATAACGAGGATGTGAATCATCGTATATAACATCAACAATTTCAGCAGGTTCATATTCCTTCAGCTGTGTTTGTACTTTTATATCCTTTTTATCATATGATATTGTATTGTTATATTCTAATTTCATGTGTTTTTTTTCATTTTCACCAATTTTTTCGATGTTTTTTCGGTAATATCATCAAAATGTTTAGTAACGTGTTCATCTAAACTCTGCAAATCTTCCGCTGTCATCATCAAATCACTCATACCATTTACACCTAATTGCCCATCACCCGAATTATTCAATCTTTCGACTATTTTAGCCATTTCCAATAATACTTTATCATTAGCAATTGCAGTATTTAAATAATCTTTTACAACTGGTGCTATTATGATAGAGTCATTAACTGATTTAATTTTTTCCATTAAATTAGTAATAACACTATCTATATTTGTTTTTGTAAAGCTATTGTTTACAAAAACATTTTTGAATATGTCTGATAAGTTAACACCATCAAATACTTTTATTTCGTTTGTGTTTATCATATATGTTAAAATTTAAAAAGTTTATTTATATTCGATTCTTTATATTTTCGCAATAGTGAATCGACATTTATCATACCAATATCATTAAATTCGGCATATGCTTTAATATATATAATCTTTAAATCTTTTAAAACACTCGTCAAAAATTTACTTTCAATATTATATTTATTTTTAATATATGCATACAGTTCACGTTTATTTATTTTATTGAGATGGGAACTGTCATAAAATAAATCTAAAATGTCAATTATAATATTACGCTCTTGTTCACTATCATATATTAAATTAATATTATCTTTAATAATTGTAGTAAATTGTGTGACAAATTTACTAATATCATTTTTACTATCGCCATCTATATAATAATGATTCTCATCGAAAAAAGAAAACGTATCAAAGTATTCCAATTCAATTTTATTAATCTTTTTATTATGTACTTTTTTTGATTTACCGATTAAAAAATTCCGTATAACAATATGTAAATATGAAAATGCTTTCCCTTTATCAGTATTGATTTTATCTAACTTAGTTAATACATCGTTTACAATTTCAAATTGTAAGTTTTTTATATTACCATCATCCATAATATTATACATATGCATTGAATTTATCAGGTACTCGGATAATTTCAATATCGGATATAATATTTCTTGTTCAAATAATAAATTTCGTTTATCTACATCAGATTCATTATTATATATCTGAATTGCTTTTTCAGTTCCATCATTAAAATATGGTACTTTTTTTGTTTTCTTTCGTGACATACTCTATTATTTATTTTTTTAATCCGCAAGTTGGGCAGTAGTCCCAACCAAATTCTAATTGACTATTACATGATGTACATATTGATGTTTTGTTTATTAAATTAATATACTTTTTCATATGTTTATTAAAAAAGAAAAAATCCTTATAAAAAATCGGTTTTTCATTTGATAATGATAATAGTACACTAACTTTATAATCAATACTATTATATTCATCAGATTTGAATACTGATGTTATGCTATAATCTTGCATTGGTTTTAACGGTGCTGTTATAAATGGTTCTAAATTATCATCACTTATAATACTACACATTATAATATAATTATATGTATTAGTTATATTAATTGTAAATTCTGTGTTATTATTACAATAAAATGTATCTTTTCGCACAAATAACTTATTATCAACCGTAATATTTAAAATTGGTTTAATCATTGTTAGTGTTAGTATTAGTGTTATCAAATAGTGATTGCAATATTAATTGTATATTTTTCATTTGAGTAAATATAAATCCACTTTCATCATCACTACTAAATGTACCCTTCCTATCGATTTCAAGTAATCTATTAGTTGCAGTTGTAATGATGTCTTTAATATTATTAAATGATGATATTAATGTATCATTAATTCTATTAATATGTAAATAATTACGCATCAAATTTATAATAATAATCATTAGAATTACTATCACACCAATTAAAATATAAATGGTTATATTATTTTGTAGTATCTCGTTCATTTTCTGTTTCTATTCTATAAGCCATATAATCAGCTTGATGTAATATAAATGGTAAATTAGTTTTGAATAATTGATTTGGATTCGATGATTTAAAATGAATTTCATTTTTAACATCAAACAATCCATCATGTGTGTATATACCAATATATTCATTCTCAGTTAATTTTATATTAAATTCTTGGAATAAGTATAATGTTCTATCACTATGTCGTAAGAATGCTATGTCAGGATTATATGTATATAATTCACCCAACTTATCACGTCTCCAATTATCTGTTTGTAAAATATAGAACGGCTGTCCAACTGTACCAAGCTTTCCAATATCATGTGTTAATGCAGTGAATAATAATTCATTCTTATCATAACCACTCAAATCACTGCCATTTATTTTCCACATTTCATATATTTGATTTGCGAATGTGTATACATTTAACAAATGTACTATCAATCCACCATGATATGCACCATGATAATGTTTTTTTGCCGATGCAGGTGCTGTTGCAACATGCTCTTCATTCAAAGATGTTAATAATTTAATTATATTATTATAACGCTCTTCAGTTGTAACTTTTTTTAACAATTGAATATAAATATTGTAATTTTCTACAATTTGTTTCTCACTTATCATAATTTATTTTTTTATTTATCACCAGTATGTCCAAATCCATTAGTATCACGTATTGAAGATGTGAGTGTGGATTTTAAATCCCATTCAATATTATCTTCATATTTTTTAATAACCATTTGTGCTATTTTATCACCATATTGAACTTCATATCGTTGGTTAGATGAATTATATATAATTATTTGTATTTCTCCTGTATATTCATTGTCTATAGTACCAGGACTATTTAATACACATACACCATACTTCAATGCTAACCCACTCCTACTTCGTATTTGGGCTTCATATCCAGTTGGCAGTCCTATATGAATACCAGTTGGTATTAATACTCTATCACGAGGTTCTAACCATATACTTTTCTTATAAAAGTCAACAGCTACATTATGTTTATTATTCAATGATATATAACTAATATTATTATCAGATATATTTTGTAAATCTAACCATTCATCAGTTATATTTGCATATAAATCCATTCCTACATCTCCCTTAATCGCAAATTTTGGAAGGTCAAATAGCGACTTATTAACAATATCTATTTTCATTTTGTTTTTATTTTAATTAAGTAAATTAAATCATTCTTATATAAATACCTGTTCCACCCATTTAATAGGATTTTTAATAAAATTTATTACACCATCTTGTGTAGCTAATTGTAATATTGAGTATTTATTCGTAATTGGAACTGGTTTTTTTAATATCATTTTAATATCACCAATCATATCAGATGTAATATTTTTTAAACTATTATTCCGTAAATCTACAAGTTTATAAAAAATATTCAATAAGTCCTGTTGTTGTAATACACTTTGTATTTTCTTTGATTTGCTTTTTGTATAAATGTCATCATGTGTTATTACATCAAAAAAACTGCTAATATCAAATACTGTATCCGTATTCAATACAAATGGAAATAACTTAGCAAATGTTTTTTCGCCAATGCCATATACACCTGGTATATTATCACCGTCATCTCGAATAAAACACTTCAATAATGTATAATTTTCAGGTATCATATTATACTGTGTTTTGAAAGTATCCTTATCAATTATAATCTTTTTTGATGGTTCAAAAATACTAATTTCAATATCATCATTTTTTACTAAATTTTGTTTATAATCTTTATCAGTTGACATTATATATATCTGATTAACATCTTCAAAAAAATCTTTATAATTTGATGCCATATATCCAATTACATCATCTGCTTCGGCATAGTCTGCAATTATAACACGAACAGGCAAAAATTCAAAATATTTAAACAAACGTTCCATTTGAAATTTGATTGCATTTTGTTCCTGTTTCACATTATAAAATCCAAATCGAGAAATATCTTTCTTTTTTAATTTATAATTTTCATAAATTTCTCTTCTTGATTTAATTGTGTCTTTTCCGTCAAAGACAATAACAATTTCATGGATAGGTTTCAACTTTTTTAATGTACTTCCTATACTAAGTAAAAATCCAGACAATCCTCCTATATGAACACCATTATCATTCACAATATTTTGCATTGACATTGCCCTCATAAATGTATTATGACCATCAATTAATAATATTCGTTTTTTAATACCAATATTTGTTTCTGATATTTTCTTGAATATATCATCGAAATTCAATCCCATATTATTTTTTTATTAATTTTATTGTACCATTTTGTAAGTCTAAATCAAAATCACCATATTTATCACGCTCGACTTTAATTACAGTTTCATACTCACGAGTTTTTGCCTTAATAACACTTGTAATATTCTGTATTTCATTGTCAAATTGAACATTTATTGCATCTTTTTCGTATTTTTTTATACCAAGTGTATAAATTTTTACATCTATTTCACGCTGAAGTGATTTTAATTTATCAAGTTTGTCTTTGTTTAATTTAATTTCGTTCATTTTGTTTATTTTAAATTAACGAAATTATATTTATTATAGAACACTAAATTATATTTATGAATTTAAAATTCAATAGAATAAAATTTAGCAATGTAAATTTATACTTCAAAAGTATATTTATACTAATTCCTGCTATATTTATTATTCTAATTAGTTCTAGTCGTAATACGATTAGCACACCACCAACCAAGTTAAAAACACCAAAACATTATAGTAGTCATTTCAATAGGCAAGCATTTTTTGATACTGTGGTTGTTAAACATATTAAAACAACTAAGTGGAAACATGCTGATAGATTGATTATAAATGAATTATTATACAGAGGTGTACTTGATATTGTCAAATCGTTTGACAAAAGTAATTATGAAGTAAGTGATATAACATTAACAGGTATTCTGTTAACATTAGCACAAACAGAAACATCTACAAGTAAAGGAGTGCCATTTTCAAATACATTATTTTTAAAAGCAAATAATGTATCAGGTATAAAAGGACGTGGAATAACATTATCAACTGTAGAATATATTGATGATGTGCGTGTAGTATTATATGATGAATTCAAATCATTTAATTCTGTTGCTGAAAGTTTTGAGTATATATTGACAATGTTTGAAAGACCTCGTTATCAAAGTTTACATAATTGTAAAAGTTATCAAGATTTTTTCAAACAAATGAAACATTGTGGATATTATACACATCCAACATGGTATATTACATGGTCAAAATTTTATAAAAACTATTATTTTTCGATTGAAAAGAGATATATATTAAAAAACCATGATAAAAAAAGGTTTGGGGCTAAATCTTCCACTTACAACTGATAATAAAACATTTTTTGCATTAAATTACACAACTGATAGTTTAATTAAAGATAATATTCGTAATCTACTATTTACAAATAAAGGAGAACGAATAATGAATCCTAATTTTGGATGTGATTTATTAAAAATGATTTTTGAAACAAGTGATGATGTATTAATATCAAATATCACTGATGAAATTGAACGTTGCTTTCTAGATAATATGCCATATATATCAGTAAATAATATAATTGTTAATAGTAATGAACATTCTATTAATTTACGAATTGAATATTCTACTAATAATAATATTGAAGATTATATTGAATTTATATTATCATAACACATCGAAATTTCAATTATAAGAGCATTCAATGTTTAAATGGTACGAACAACCATTAAATAAAAATAACGTCCATATGACGTTATTTTTATGCTTTATGAAAGATTTGTATCTTCTGTCCATCTCATTTTATATTGTACAAATTTAATTATTCGTGAATTATTAACAATTTTTTTGTTTTCGTCTACTAATAATAATTGTACTTCGTTTCGCTCTTCATTAAAATTCATACATAAATAAACATCACTATTTTTAGGAAACTCACCAAACATTTTGCGAATTATTTTATGTGATTTATCATTAATTAGTGTTTTATACTTATACCCATTATTTGAATTGAATGTTAGTACCAAATCATATTTTTGTTTAATGACATTCGATAACATTGATAATGATTGCTCATCATCGTACATTATACCACTATTTTTATCATATAATTCATCAATGAAAATTTTATCAGACATATTTTCAATATATGATTCAATTAAATTATTACCAATACTCATATTAGCATCCAAATCATCAATCATTACTAAATCAGATGGCTGTAATATTAATTTTATAATCTTCAACCATTCTTTATAAGATTTCGTATTTTCTAATGTAGACATAATAATACCTGTATCAATTCCACTTGGAAACTGTGTTACATCCGTAATTGGATTGTATTCTTGTGGGTCAAAGTTTGTTATTGTTTTATTACCAATCATATTATCAATTACTGATAATCCTTGCATTTTGGCAATACTGTTAATTCTCCGTTCATAACTTTTTAATGTTACATCAAACATTTTAGGTCCGTCATCAACATCACCCTTTCCAAATAAATGTGATACTTCGTTTATATTTTGTTTCATTGCATACTATTTATTATAAATATAATAATATAAATATAAATATAAATATAAATATGACAAAAAAACAATTAACAGAAATAATCAATGATTCGATTCAAAAATATTTGAATGGTGACTTCATCGAAATAATAGCAAAAGATTCAAAACATTTAAAGCAATTAGTAGAATCAACGATTAAAAAACATGGTAATAATGTAGATTTAAATTTCATTGATACTGGTCGTGTTACTGATATGTCTAAATTGTTTCGGAATAGTGCATTCAATGGTAATATTTCTAAATGGGATGTTAGCAATGTAAAAAATATACAACGTATGTTTTCAAGGTCTAAATTTAATGGTGATATTTCTAAATGGAATGTTAGCAATGTAACTAATATGCAACATGTATTTGACAAATCCGTTTTCAATAGTGATATATCCAAATGGAATGTTAGTAATGTAAAAAGCATGGAAGGTATGTTTTCTAATTCTATGTTTAATAAAAATATATCCAAATGGAATGTTAGTAATGTAACTAATACGGAAAGTATGTTTGAAGAAAGTTTATTCAACGGTGATATATCCAAATGGAATGTTAGTAATGTAAAAAATATGAATTTTATGTTTTCTAATTCTATGTTTAATAAAAATATATCCAAATGGAATGTTAGTAATGTAAAAAGTTCAATGGACATATTTATAAATTGCCCTATTAATTCATCATTCCGACCCGATTTTGAATATCGTCCTCGAAATGTTAAAAAAACATATGATATTAATTGGGATAGTTTGTCACCAACTATTAAAGGTCGATTACCGAAAATATTAAAAAAACAATATATTTTAGGTGATAATGATACAATGACATTAGAAACAATTATTAATAATGGTTTAATTGTCAATAAAAAAATATTAAGTGGAGAAACAGCATTTAATAGATTATATCATCATAAACTAGATATGTCCAAACAAATAGAATATGAAAAAAGATTGAAAGCTAAAAAGATATATATACTATATTTCAAAAACAACTCATATATTGAAGTTCCTAAAGTAGTATATGATTGCTTAATTAAAATCAAATAATAAAATGAAAATAACAAAAAAATAATTAACAAATACCATTAGTAAAGTAGTTCACAACTATTTGAATGAGTCATCCAAAGAAAAAACAATGGAAGAGTTTGAATTTGTTTTGAATAAAAATAAGAAAGAATCCTTTAAAAGACCCATACTGATTATAGATAAAACTGCTTTTATAAATAGCCCTATCACATATCATTATAAAGGTAAATTTTATAAAGGTAACACTGAAACGGTTAATGTTATTATACATGGACGTAATAAAGAAGAACCGTCTGATAAAGATGTTAGATTAGCACTTAAAAAGTTCAACAATAAATACAAAAATACAATTATACTTAATAGACGTGTATGTACTCGGTATGGTAATTGGGTTTATGTAGATGATATGATAATAAAACCAAAATTATAAGATAAAATGTTTGCTTTGATAGGTTATAATGCAACTCAATTGGCAAAAACGTATAAAAGATAATCACTTTTTATGTGATTATTTTAAATCTTCTAAATACATCTGTTTAACAGGTGTATTTTTCATTGTTTTAATTTCGGATTTATAATCTTTATTAGTTTGCTCCATTCGTTTATAATTATCCAATGTTAACTTACGGATTGGCATATCTAGTAGTGAGTGGTTGAGTTTATTTTCATCTAATTTTTTTATAATACTTTGCTCACCACTATTTAAGTCAATTTTATTTGATTTTACTAGTTTAATAAATCGCATCAAATTATTATTATTATTTATTTTATCAGATAATTTAGTAATATTAAATTCTTTCCTTTTATCATATATCCCAAGTCTAAAATTAACAAAGTATCTCATAATACTAAATACATCATTAAATTGGATAAATTCATTATTTTCATCGATTAGATTATAATATTCAACACGTGTTTCAATTAATCGCAATAATTTATACAATGAAAATTTATACTTTTTATCATATATATCTGTTATTAAATTATAGTTATTAACTATATCACTATTAAATTCAATTTCTATTTCAATAATATTACCACTTGAATTGTTTGTGTAATCATGTATTATTTTATTATTTAATAATTCAGTTAACGTATTATTCACATCATCAAATGTAGTAAATGGTGGTAATTCATTTATAACATATATATTTTTATTCACATGTATGATATTCCCATATAAAATCCATTTATCAGTGAAGTCTTTCTTATGAATATGATAATGCATATCAAATTCAACCTTACCATTGTAATTTTCTGGGAAATGTGGTGTTATTAATTTTATAAAACGTTTAGTAAATAAATTAGTCTTGTCATTTATATCATTATTTATACACATTTTCACCAAATTAACAATATTACTTACTTTACGTGGTAATATATACGAATTGAAACCTACTGCTATACCTTCACTTTTATTACATAAGATAGTCGGTATAACTGGATAAAATGTGTTTGGTTCAATGCGATTTTCATTATCATATTTATATTCTAATAAATCCACATCTTTGAAAAATTTATTGAAATTGCTATGTAATTTAACACTAATATATCGACTTTCACCTGCAACTTGATGTCTTATTCCTCCGAACTGACCATCTTTATCAAGTAATGGTACATTTGAATAAAATGTTTGTGCTAATCCAATTATAGCATCCGCCATTGATTTATCACCATGATGATAATACATTTTATCAGAAGCACGCCCAACTAATTGAAATGCTTTTATAAAATCAGTTGTGACACTATTCCTTGCCTCTGCTATAATTTTACGCTGTACTATTTTCATCCCATCAATAACAGATGGTATTGCACGTTGAGTTAATACATAATTTGGATATTGTATATAATCTTTATTGAAAAAATCAGTCAATGTATGTATTTCAATCATAATAATTATTTTTATAAAATGAACTAAATTAAAAAAAAGATTCGTTTATTTATATAAACAACAAAAATAAAAATATGAAAGACTTAATAAATGTTTTGATAGAAGAAGAAATTAATTATGTGGTTGAAAATAATACTGTTATTATTACTGAAAATAATGGTCATGTTTATTTATCGAATCTAACTGAAATAACTACTAATGTTAAATTTGAAAATAATGGTGGTGTTGATTTGCGAAATCTCAGAGAAATTACTACTAATGTTATTTTTAATAACAGTGGTGATGTTTATTTAGAAAATCTTACGAAAAGGTTATGCTGATTTAGAAAATCTTATAAAGATTTCTGCAAAAACATCGTTTAATAATAACGGTCGTGTTTATTTAGAAAATCTAAAATCAGAAACTCAAACTTATAAAGGTAAGCAGATACGATTGATTCATGTTGATGGTTTCACAATGTTAATTGAAAATGAACATAAAATTGACGATTACATCATCTACAATGCTAGATATTTTGGAGGTGGTGATATTGATAAACTTAAACAAGTTTTTGTTGCTGAAAAAGGTAAATACTATGCTCATGGAAAAACAATAAAGCAAGCAATTGCTGATGTTAATTTCAAGTTCTTACAAGAAACTTTTGATTTAGATGACATAGTAAATAAAATCAAAGAAAAACAAACTGTAAATGTTACTGAATATAGATTATTGACAGGAGCTTGTTTAACAGGGGTACAAAATTTTCTTGATGGAAATAATATAAAAGTAGATGAATTACCATTAACCGAAGTGATGAAAATCACTGAAGGTCAATACGGTTATGAAAAAATAATAGAATTGTTCAATTAAAAAAATAATTTACATATTAAAATTGTATATCTTATATTTGCAATATTAAACATAAAAGGATAAAAACATGAAAAAATTAACATTATTTACACTAGTATTAGTATCATTAGCATTGACATCGTGCACAACATCAGATGAAATATATACAAATAATGATAGTCATATAATTAAACAAGTATTTGAAAATGACTTATCGCAACTTGAAGTGTTTAACTTAATAAAACCTGTCATTAAAATACAGGTAGATTCAAACATAGAATACTTTGCATGTGATAGTGAAGATTTGATATATTTTATTGGAGCAATGGTGTTACTCGAATCAGGTAATTTAAAAAGTCAATTGACATTTCATAATAATTTATTAGGAATTAAGAAATTAAAGCTACGACCTTCAGTTTTATATGGCACAAATGAATATATAAATAAAGAATTAAAACAAGTATCGGGTGAATTTGCTGTATTCTATTCATTTAGTGATTGTTTTCATAATTTTTTTACTATCATAAAAACCACCGAAAATAAAGGAAAACTTCGTTATAAACCATTAATGGAAGCAACAACTATTGCTGAATTATGTATTGAAATATCTGCATGTGGATATGCAACTGACCCTAAATATACACAAAAGGTGTATACAATCATAAAACTATTAAAAACAGAAAATAAAAAATAAACGATAATCATGAAATTAGAAGAAATTGGATTTTATAGTTTATACGACAATCGAGTAAAAAACACAAGTCAATATTCACAAATGAAACGTTGTGAAATGATAATTACTGAATATTGTAATTTTAGCTGTCCTTATTGCAGAGGTCTTGGTGATGAAGTATATGGAAATCGTAAATTTAAACAATTGAGTTTAGGTGAAATAAAGCATAATATTGATTTATGGTGTGAAAATAGTCCACTTGAAAACATTCGTTTTTCGGGTGGAGAACCAACCTTACATAAAGATATAATTGAAATTGTGCGATATTCCAAACAGAAAGGAATATCACGAATTGCATTATCGACAAATGGGTCTAATAAAACAGATTTATATAAACAATTGATTAACGCTGGTGTGAATGATTTTTCAATATCATTAGATGCGTGTTGTGCTATAGATGGTGATAAAATGGCAGGAAACATCAGTGGTTCATGGGATATTGTGGTTAATAATATAAGAATATTATCTAAATTAACATATGTTACTGTAGGTGTAGTTCTAACACCAACTAATATTGACAATACTCTTGAAACTATTCGGTTTGCACATTTACTTGGTGTTAATGATATTCGGATTATATCATCCGCACAATGGAACGAACCAATCCCAAGATTAAACGAAATTGAAATTGATATTAGAAAGGCACATCCGATATTAGATTATAGAATTAAACATTTTGCAATTGGTAGGAATGTTCGGGGGATTCAAAACACAGACACAACCAAATGTGCATTAGTATTAGATGATTCGGTGATAGCTGGTGATTATCATTATCCATGTGTAATATATATGCGAGAAAAAGGAAAAGCTATTGGAAAAGTGTCTAATAAAATGCGAGAAGAACGATTCAATTGGTTTGCCGAACACAATACATTTATAGATGACATTTGTAGGAATAATTGTCTTGATGTATGTATTGATTACAATAATAAATATAAACAATACAATCAATTCAAATGATAATTAAATTAATAAAAGAATACAGAAAGTTAAAGTATATTGCATACCATGATTTATTAACAGGATTGTTAAATCGAAATTGGTTACACCAAAATATTGATAATATTAGTGCTAAATATGTATACTATATTGATATTAACAATTTACATGTTATAAATAAAAAAGGACATTCAATTGGTGATGAATATATTAAAGACTGTATCAATACAATTAAACTCGATAAAACAGATATACTAATTCGATATGGTGGTGATGAATTCATTTTATTATCAAATACAAGAAACAAAATTATTACAAATGATATATTTTCAGTTGGTATGAGTATATATGATAATAATTTAATTGAAACCATACATCATGCAGATACTGAAATGATACACTCTAAATGTAAATGGAAAAAGAGTATACGGTAACAAAAAGGGACTTCAAATTGAAGTCCCTTTTTGTTTAATAATTTCTAGGTGAGTTCATATTGTTTGAGTGCTTCCGCCATAATAGTTTGTTTTATTAGTTATAGTGCAAATATAAGTTATATAACTTTAATATGAAAATTATTTATATTAAAAATGTTAAATATATTTTATTTTATTCCACTCGATTTTCTTTTTGATAAACTTTGGTTACGTTTTCTAGTTGTTTGTGTCTTTTTACTTTTTCGTTTAAATGATGCCTTTTTTTGTGCACGTCTTCGATTGAGAATTTCAGTTGGTGACATTTTTATACATTTTTTATTAGATGCATTCCATTTGTAACCCTTTTTACATTCTTTCTTTTTTACTACTTTTTTATTCCGTATGACACGTTTTGTTTCAACTTCGGTCAACCGCAATTCAGCTATTAAATATTTTATTTCTAATATTAGTTCTTGTACATTATTCATTATATTATACTATTTATAATAAATAGTAAATGGATTACTTAAATATAATATGTACATATGCGATATACAATTATAAATACACATTTCAAAATGATGAAACATTGACATTTTCAAATGCAAGTGTTGATACTAATAATGTAATTTCATATTATATTGATGATGCTTTTGGAGATGATTTAAAAATAAAATCAATAAAATTGATGCATAATATTATAACAAAACGAATTCAACCATATATTGATAAAATAGATTCGGTATTAATAAATTTAGATAATTTTATGATTTATTATATTGTCAATAATAAACACAAAGCAATTCATAAATTATATGAATTATATACAATTGAACAAATTCCTAAACACATATTGAAAATAAACTGAAAACTCATGAATATAAAGCAACGAAAATTAAAAAAAGTTACATATGAATTATTAAAAAGATATGATGAAATATTAGAAAAACATAATATTAATATCATTGGAGAAAAAACAATCAAACAAGTAAGAGTAGATACTAAAAAATACGACACTTCAATGATAGATTTAATGTTCGATGAAACGTTTTTCATTTCTGAGAATTATAACAACATATTATCAGATTTAATAAGATTGACATCTGAATATATGAACGAAGATAATACAATAAGAATTAGATTGATGAAATATGTTAATACACCGAAAATATTATCAGAAAAATCTAATATAGACGAAGGATTCTTCACAAATTTTTTTAAAAGTATTCATAAAACAATTGAACGAGATGCCATTAAAAAATTCAATAATGACCATCCCGAAATGATGCAATCAGTGAAGAAAAATAAAAAAAAGGTGGATACTATAATGAAAAAATATGAGCATGACTTAGCAAATGAATATGGACTTAGTCCAGAAGAATTTGAAGACTTGATGAATAACACTAAACTTGACTAATAATGGAATTCGATGACATTCGTGATTTTGGATTAGACTTACAAAATCAAATTAAAGAAATGAGTAATATTCAGCAGAATCATTTTGCTGATGTTACTGATATGGCTGTGAAATTAACAAAACAATCAAAGGTATTATTTAATATTGATAAAGGTCGTGCATCTCTTAATATGGGATTAGCAGATATAGTCAAAGACCAATTGCAAAATCTAAAAGACGGTAACACATTAGAATTAAAAAAGTTCTCAGTTACAAAAGCAATGAAACTATTAGGTGATGATATGAATGAGAATCAACAAAAAGCAATGACAATTCAATTGCAAATGCTACAAGATATGATTGATTCTAAAACTCTTGTGAATGATAAAGGTAAAACTCAAATCGATATTTTAAATGAAGAAAATGACATTTTAGAAGAACAACGTGAAAAGTTGATGAACATTGGAAAAAGGGTGGATGGGTTTACTAAAACATTAACTACAATGGCAAAAAATCCAAAAGTTGCAGGTGGAGTATTCATGGCATCATTGGCAAAAAGTGGTGGTGAATTAGCACAAAGTATGCTTGATACTAGAGTCGAAATGGGGTTAAGTGGCAGTGATAGTATGATTTTAGCAAAAAACATGTCAATTGCATCTGTGAAAGGTTTAGCATTTGGTGTTGGATTAGGTAAAGCTGGTGAATCAGCATCTGCATTATATGATGAATTTAAAGATATTAACGATGTTACTGATGAAGCAATTGTACAAGTTGGAAAAATGTCTACTTATTATGGTTTAGCAGTAAATGATGGTGCTAAATTGTATAAAATGTTCTCCGATATACAACCACTAACAAATCAATCTGCTGAAGATAGTTTTAAAATATATGAAAATATTGCGAAAGCAGGTGGTGTGAGTACTGGTAAAACGATGGGGGAAGTTGCACAAAATACTGAATATTTCGCTAAATATTCTAAAGCTGGAACTAACAATATTATAAATGCGGCCGTATCGGCTCAACAATTAGGATTATCACTTGGAACAATTGACCAAATTTCTAGTAGTTTACTTGATATTGATAGTAGTATTGAAGCAGAAATGAGTGCAAGTGTATTAACAGGAAAGCAATTGAATTTTAATAAAGCACGTGAATTAGCATTAGCACGTGACCATGCAGGTATGATGAAAGAAATATTGAATAATCAATTCACTATTTCGGAATGGAATGAATGGGATGTGATACAACGACAAAAAGTAGCAGAGTCACTTGGAATGTCAACTGACCAAATGCAAACAATGATTTCACAGCAAGAAAAATTAGGTAAAATTCATGATGTATATGGTAGTGCATTAGGAGATAATGTAATTAAAGTACAGGGAATGGTTAAAGGAGCTTGGGAACAAAAAGAACTTTTAATGTCTAGTGTTATGGCATTATCATCAATGAAATCACTAATGCCAGGTATATTCAAAGGAATGGGTAAAATGGTAAGAGGAGTAGGTCAATGGATTTCTGGATTACTTAAAGGAAAAGCAATTCAAAGTGCAACAGAAACAGGTGGTACATCTTCTAAATTATTATCATCAGCATCAAAAGGTAAAGATTTATCAAAAACAACAGGTGCAATCGGAAAAGATGGCATTTCAAAAATGAAAGGAAATCCAATTGTCAATTGGATTAATGGCTGGAAAAAGTTAGATTTGAAAGCCCTTGCGAAATTTAGTCTTGCAATCGGTGTAATCATTGTCACAATACCATTGTTAGCAATAGCATTAAAACAATTTGCTGATGTTCCATTTGAATCTGCCTTAATGGGTATGGGTTCTATGCTTGCAATGGCAGGAATTATGAAAGTAATTAGTAAAATGGGTGGTGGTATACTAAAGGGTTCAATTGCATTGGCAATTATGAGTGCTTCTTTAATACCATTAGGTTATGCATTGCAACAATTTACTGATATTGATTGGAAAACACTTGGTATTGCTGGTACTGCACTTGTAGGGCTAACACTTGCAATGTTTGGATTGGGTGCGTTATTAACTGGACCAGGTGCAATATTATTTGGAGCTGGTGTACTTGGTTTCCTTGCTTTGGGTGGTGCACTTTCTATGTTAGGACTTGGATTGCAAATGATAGTAAATCCAATTACAGCATTCATACCACTCATAATGCAACTTTCTTCTATAAGCGGAAGTTTATCTTCGATAGGTGAAGGGTTTGCATTGATGGGAGTGGGTATTTTATCGTTTGCAGGGTCTTTATTGGCAATCACACCTATGATACCTATACTAGCAACATTAACAACGCTAACAACGAAATTAAAGCCTATTATGACAGGTGGAAGTGGCAAAAGCGATGAATCAAAAGATAGTAAAATGGATAAATTAATTTCTAGTGTTGATAATTTAGTTTCTACTCTAAACAAAGGTGGAGGTGTTTATATTAACGATAGAGAAGTTGGTAGATATTTGGGATTAAAAATGAATAAAATGAAAGTAAATGGAATTTAATACTATTTATATAAAAATATGAAAATGACAAAAAAACAATTAAACACACTAATAACAAATATTATTAGTGAACAACTTAAAGAAGCAAAAACAATTCCAACTGACTATAATTATGTCAGTCATAGCGAACATAAATTGGCAATTAAAACAATACAAAGTTCAACTAAAACAGCATCAGAAAAAAAAGATGCAGTCAAATTATTAAAATATAAATTTGGATATACTGCTAAAGATATACGGAAACTACAAGAATCAAAAAAATCATCTGATGAATCGTTTGGTATAATTTTAGAACCAAATAAAAAAAATATAATCGCACAACCAGATGGTTCAATAACAGTATATTTGAAAGGTCGAGCTGATATGAAATCAATCACATCGTTATTAAAGAAAAATGATATAGATTATGATTATGAATTATTCTAATGGCTTTATATGGTAAAATAAGAGATATTCGATTATTCAAAGCGATAAATAAAGAATTATTGAATAATGTGATTGATACTAAAATTGATGTGTTTCGGTTTGATATTATTGCCACGAAAGATAATATATATGGTGAAAGCGAGAAAAAAATATACAAAACACCAATTAGGCTTAATGCATTGATTAGTGTTGATGAGCAGTCAAGTAATTATGAAGACTTTGGATATGATATTATGCAGACAATACGAATATCGTTTTCTCGTGATGAAGTTGTAGATAAAGATGTGTATATTGATGTTGGTGATATCATACATTGGAATAATAATTTTTGGGAATTAACACACAAAATTGAAAATCAATTGTTTATGAAACGAAATCCAAATACAAATAAAGATTTAAGTAAATTATACGGATGGAATGTTAGTATAATATTTACAGGGCATTTAACAAAAAGGAATCTATTAAATATTGAACATAATGATTAAAACAAGAGGTGAACTAACAACATCAAATACAAATAGAATATATCAAAATGAAGAACAAGGTGTTACAGGAGATATATTACAAGAACACCTTCGAGATATAATTGACAGTGTCGTTCTACAAGATGAACAATTTACAACAACAGTAGGTACTGGTGGAAATTATGTTACAATATACGATGCAATTACAGACGGAAAATATAATTTATTATTAGTAAGTGATGTTATTGAAACTAATAATATTAGTGTGAATAATAATATTAGCATAAATGTTCAAGAATTTAATTTAAACTTGGGTGTTTACAATTTTACATTTACGACAAGTGGAAGCTTAGATATTACTGGAATTAGAGGTATTGGAAAAATAACATTTGCTTATACAGTTGCAAAACAATTATTTAACACATTATCAAATAAATTTATAAATGTTAATAACATAATAATTGATAACAATTCAACAGTTGCAAATTGCCCTATCACATCCACATATGGTAATTTTAAAAATATAATAGCACAATTACCTAATACGGCATATGGTGGATTTGGCTTAACAGGTGGATATACATTTTTAGGTAACATATCTGATTCAGAGATTATTGGTGGTGGTGCAATTTGTACAATGGCAATATCTGCGAATACTAATTTGAATTGGCTTGATAATTTAAAATTTACTGGAACATTCGCCAGCAACAATCTTATTGCATACATTAAAAATTTAAAAAACACAACTTTCAATATTACAACCACAAATGGAAGGATAAATCTATGCAATGGTCATAATATTTATGATATTGCAACTACAAAAACTTTAATGGTTAATTTACAATATAACGGAGTATACGTAGATATTTCAGCAAAATCAATATACTCTAATGGTATTACAGGTCATTGTATGCGAATATATATTCAAGACGGAATTGTGGTTGAAGATAGTAATGTTACATTGAGTGATTGTTGGACAGATTATACTATAACAGTAAATCCAACGGCAGATAAAACAAATATTTCAAACTGCCGAACATCAACATCAATTATAGACAATGGTACAAATACGATACTTTCAAACAATCAACTAATTTAAAAATAAAAATATGCAATTAAATAATATAACTAACGGACATACAATTATAATAAATAAAATAGATATTAATCAAAATAGAGTGGTATATACTGAATATGAATATAAAAATAATGAAATGGAATATATAAGCCATCAATCTGCTCATGTATTTACTGATGTTGTTTTAAGTGATTTTTTATCACAAACAACAAATTATATGGAATTATGTTATACAAATTTAAAATCTGAAAGAGAGTTAGATGAATTTGAGATTTCGGATGATTTACAAAATTGGTTATTTGATGATAGACCTTACAGAATTATTATAATTTCATCTTTCATCTTAAAACAATTACAACCAATTGATAGTACTGGTTTATTAACTGATATAGGTGCACTAATAGAAAACGAAAAGATTAAAAATTTCGGATTTTATATTGATAATCCTGAAGACGTTGTGTCAATACTATATGTAAATTCAATTGATACAGATGATACACCAACAATAACACCATATTTAGGAACAACCATGTTTATTGAAGCTAAAAAAAATTAATAATGGGAGAAATAAATAAATTTCAAGGTGATATTTATATAGATGATAAATATGTGCAACCAAAACCATATCCAGAATATACTACTATTGAACGTGATGCGTTGACAGATGTAATTAAAGGATATATTATATGGAATACTACAACAAATGCATTTAATAAATTTGATAGTTCATCTTGGCAAGAATACAGTACAATAGAAGATACTAATTTAAAAGTTAATATATCAGATATTATTAATACACTCGTTTCGACTGATATTGATAAACCTCTATCAGCATATCAAGGTAAAATATTATACGACTTAATACAATCATTACAAGGTTCTCTTATACCACAAGGAAACTGGGATGCTGATACAAATACTCCTGATATTACAGGTACAACTACAATAGGACATTATTGGTTAGTAAATGGAGCTGGTACAACATCTTTAGATGGTATCACTGATTGGGAAATTAATGATTGGGCTATAAAAACTGAAACAGGTTGGGCAAAAATTGATAATAGTCTACAAGGCTATTTTGACATAGACACATCAACGGAATACCCACATCAAGAAGGACGTATTAAGTGGTGCACTACAACAGGAAAACCTATTGTAGACCTTGATGGAATTTCGGCACAATTAGCTGAAAATGTATTCAAAGTAAAAAATACAAGTGGTGGTACAATAACTAAATTGGCGGTAGTGCGTCCAACAGGAGCTACAGATAACAACCCAACTGTAGACCTTGCAGATGCTACACATATCGATAACTCAAGACCTGTAGGAATTATTATTAGTGATAGTATTAATAATAATGAAACAGGATATGTATGTCTAGCAGGGAAAAGACATGGACTAGATACATCATCCTTTTCAGAAGGTGATAAGTTGTATTTGTCAACAACACCTGGCGAACTAACAACTACAAAACCAGTATATCCAAATTATGTTGTAAGAGTTGGTGTTGTTCTTCGTAGTCATGCAACCGAAGGTATCATTGTTATTGACTCTAACCCTGAAAACGATGTTCATAATATACCAGCTAATGCCATAAAACTAACAGATACAGCCAGTTATTATATTGAAGATAATGTTGAAGATGCATTAGTTGAACTTGGTGATACAAAGTTTACAAATGGATTTGACTTACAAACACCTAATAGTCTTGGTGACATTTCTATTGCAACTAGAACAATAAGTATTGCAGTTAAAAGCGGACAACCTAATTTTTATTTTTGGGCTAATGGTAAAAAAAT